ATGACGAACGAAAACGCGATCAACCGGCAGGCCACGATGAGCAATGCGGCCTACCAGATCGAAAAGGCTCTGGCCGCTCAACCGCAAGTCGCCAAAGACAACCGCATCCAGTTGATCGGCTCCGGTTCGTTCGGCGATCTGGCCGTCGATTTCTGGGGCGTCGTGGATCGCGGCGAGGTCGATCTGTGGGATGTGGCGCTGGCCGGTACGAGCGTAAGCATGACGAGCGTCATCACCGGCAAGCAATGGGATGACCTCCAGAACGATGCGCAAAGCATCTACGACAACCAACGTTCGCCGTACGGGGTGGCCGCATGAGTCACGAAATCTGGAGACAGCTCGGCCTGTTCGGGGCAACGACTGTTGTGCTGGGCGCGCTGCTTGCCTGGGGCTTGGCAAAAGCCCGCTCCGACTTCCAGCGCGAGTTTGAACAAGAGCAATCCGACGAGCGCAGCGAGAAGCGCCGGTACTGATAGGGGTTGACGAGATGCGCGATCTGAAAACCATTCACACGCAAGAACTCAGTGACGTTTTGTCGGCAGCTCGCATCTGCTTCTTTTGCGAGCCGCGCACTTCAACGCAGGTCCAGATGTTCAAGGCTAGCTTCGGCGCTTTGTTTTGCGAGCCCGGAGCGCATTTTGTGCATCGCTACGCGGCATATGACGAGAACAAATCGATGGTGCCCGAAGTGCTTGCAAACATCGCTGTTGAGCTTGAGGCGCGCGCCGCCTAACCCACCACTGACACTGAGGGATGACAGACATGCTTAACGAAGAAAACATCGCCGACGAACACGCTGCACAGTTTCGCTGGGAATTTGGCAGCCCATTTGCCGGGCCGTATTCCGCAGAAACCGCACCAATTGATGCTGCGATGCAGGCTGCAGCTGACGCACATCTCGCGCGAGTGCTGCGCCGGTCCACGTTCCGGCCATGCAAGTTTTGCGGCACGCAAATCTATTTTGAGGACCGTCGCCCCTACGAGTCGGGCAGCTATCCGCATGTTTGCGGGCAGATGCAACGCGCGGCACTGGACGCGCTCCGCAATAGCGCCGCCTGACCCCCAAGGAGCCTGACCATGAATACGAAGTACACGCCGCGTTATGAAGTTACGCATGACGGCCGGGTGTTTTCTGTGGATACGAATTGGCGCGGCATGGGCAAGCGGGAGATGGTTCAGACGCTTAACGCTCACGGCTATCCGTCAGTGCGAATCATCGTCAACGGAAAGCGCAAGCGCGTAACTGTGCATTCGTTGGTGGTGAAAACGCATATTGGGCCGCAGCCTGCCCCGGGGTACGAGATTCGACATCTTGATGGCAACAAGCTCAATCCGCACTACAAGAACTTGGCGTGGGGAACCCAGAAAGAGAACGCGGCAGATCGTGATCTGCACGGAAAAACGTCGCGCGGCAAGAAGCATTCCGATGCGATCAAACGCAGCAAACATGCTGAGAAAGTTAAACGTGGCGCCGAGCATTACATGGCTCGCGCCAAAGCCACCGGAGCCAGCCATGTGCATGACAAATGAAGCCGCAGCGATCAAATTGGCCGAGCGCGACAACCTTGTGGGGGAGTTAGTGGAGGCGTTGGAATCGTTCGTAAAAGCCGTCGAATGGGCCGATGCAAACAAAGATTCGCCGTATAGCGCCCTTAAGCACTTTTCGTACTGCGCGCATGCGGCACGTGAGGCAATCGCCAAAGCCCGCGAAGGAGCCCAGTCATGAACTCAAGCGACGTGAAATGCGTGCAGGGCGCAATCGTCCTGTACATCGACCCGGCAGCAGTGGTGGATACGACAAAGCTTGTGCGTGACACCGATTACGTGCTGCTGCAGATGATGGGGAAGATCAAGCATCGGGCGGATGGGTTGCCAGCGTTGCGATACAGCGGCTGGCCTTTTAAGCACTAACGCTACGCCCGGCGTAATGGGCGCTCTGTGATTGAGATTGCGATGCCTCTGGATGCCCCCGGTGGCTTTTGTCGGCCGATACGTAGTCTCAATCACAGAGGGTGAAGGAACAGGGGAAGAGTTCCGGCGCGCCAACTGGACGCGAGTTGGTCGGTTCGCATCCCAAGCTAAAGGGACACCTGGGTTACCCACCGCCAGGCGCCCTCTCTAACAGGAGATCGCAATGCAATTCTCGAAAGACGTACGGCACTACGCCAGCACACCGCGTTCGCTGAGTTCTTCCAAATTCGGGCCGTATGCGCGGCTGTCGGTGGAAAAACGCAAGGGTATCGCTGACTGGGCCTATGCAATCGGCATCGGGGCATGCATTGGGGTCATGTGGTACGTCACCGTTCTGGCTCGCGCCTGACATGGAAGACGACCTAGACGACGCCGCTGACTGTTTGTTTTGGTACGAGGAAAGAAATGGAAGCTGTGTTTCACGATCTGCGCTCCGCACTAGTTGCAGCAATGCGCGAATGGCAGCGGTGCCGATGGCTGCGCAAGCATGGCAACCCGGATCGTTGCCCCTTTTAAACCAATCAGAAAAGGAATCAGGAAATGAGCATCGCGACGATGATTATCGGAGAGAGCGGAACCGGAAAGAGCACGAGCCTCCGCAACCTTGACCCGCAAAACACGCTGTTGATTCAGGCGGTAAAGAAGCCGCTTCCGTTTCGCTCGACGGACTGGAAGCCCGTTGTGAAGGGCCAAGGAGGATCTGTTTTTGTCAGCGACAACAGCGCCCATATCGTTGCCGCCATGCAGCGCACAGACAAGGAAATCATTGTCATTGATGACTTCCAGTACGTGCTTGCAAACGAGTTCATGCGCCGCGTGACGGACAACGAAACCGGCAATGGTGCATTCGCCAAGTACAACGAAATCGCCCGCCACGCATGGGATGTGCTAATGGCATCGACCTCGCTGCCGGATCACAAGCGCGTCTACATCCTGAGCCACACCAGCACAGACGATTTCGGTAAGACCAAGATCAAGACCATCGGCAAGCTGCTCGACGAAAAGATCGTCATGGAGGGTCTTGTGACCATTGTGCTGCGGACCGTGGTTGCCAACGGCGACTACATGTTCAGCACCAAGAACAACGGCCAAGACACGGTGAAGTCACCGATTGGCCTCTTTGAATCCGATCTGATCGAGAACGATCTCGCCCAGGTGGACAAGGCGATCACTGCCTATTACGACCTCAAGCAAGCAGCATAAGGAAACCAGCATGTACACACTCGATAAGCAAGCAGCTATGAACGCTGACAGCACGGGCAAGTGGCTCACCGAAACCGGCAAGTATGTTGGCCGCATCCTGTGCGCCGAAGACATCAAGTCGGATCGCACGGGCACGAAAGGCATTGCTCTGACCCTGCAAGCCAACGATGGCCGCGAAACGCGCCAATTCATCTACACCGAGAAAGAAGACGGCACGCGCCTCTCTGGTTTCGATCTGGTGATGGCGCTCATGACCTGCCTGAAGCTGCGTGACATGAAGCCCGTGACCGGACAGGTCAAGCGCTGGGACCGCGAGGCAAAGCAGGAATACATGGAGCAAGGCCAGGTATACCCCGAGCTTGCCAACAAGCAGATTGGCTTCCTGCTGCAGAAGACCGAAGAAGAAAGCCGCAAGACGCCCGGAGAAACCGCGTGGACTGCAAAGTTGGTTGGCGTGTTTGAGTCGCAAACCGAACTCACCGCGTCCGAAATTCTGAGCGGCAAAAAGACTCCGGAAGCGCTTGCGCAACGTGTGGCATTGCTGGCCGACCGTCCGTTGAAAAAGCGTCCCGCAGCAGCAAGCCATAGCTCTGCCAATGCCTATACCAATGCATCGAATGGCGGCGGAGCAGGCTTTGACGACTCAGATATTCCTTTCCTTCAGCACATGCGCGGCTTTGCTGGGCACCTGATCTGATGAACCGCCATGATCGATTTCAAAGACATTCCAGAAGAGTTGATTCGAGCGCGCGGCCAGTACGCAACTGTGCGGTCCGCGCTTGATGACGAGATGCGGAACATGCAAACGCTCTGTGCCGTTATCTCGTCTCGGTCGGCATCGGTTCTTCGTGATCTGCAAGAGGGACACGATGTGAAGCATGTTCTTGACGAGATGCGCGACAAGATCAACGAGATGGAAACGTCCGCCAAGTCGATCAAGGCGCTGCAAGCCCAACGTGCCGAATTGAAGTCTGCCGCCTGGAGTTGATATGTCTGCTGCAAAAACCTTCGTCCTGCGCGGCGAACCCAACGCGCAAGCCCTGTGGAACTTTCTCAAGCACAACTGGAGGGCGCTGGCTGATGCTGGTAAGCCGCTGGCTGTGGATATATCTGAATACCACGCCAAGCGTAGCCTAGACCAGAACAAGCGCCTGCACGCGATGCTGAACGAGATTTCGCAGAACGCTTACCTGAATGGGCGCCGGTACGAGATGGAGGCGTGGAAAGAATTTTACCGCGCGCGATACATCGGAACCGAGGAAATCGAGTTGCCAGACGGACGGCGGATCGAGCGGGGCATTTCAACGACAACGCTGAACAAGCAGGAATTCGCGGACTTTCTGACCGCAATCGAATCCCACGCCGCAGCAGAGTTCGGCCTTGAGTTCAGGGACTAGCCGAGGAAGACATGGACAAGAGATTTACCGCTGGGCCGTGGAGTACGCGCGGCGAAGACGGCAAGTACTTCGATGAACATTCGTGGAACGCTGACAACCACGATGCCGGCCGCACATCGTTTGTCCCAGTGCATGCGAATGGGACCGTTGTTGCCCTAGTTGTGCGCACAGATTGGAACGATGAAAAGCTGGATGCAGACGCGAATCTCATCGCCGCTGCGCCCGAACTTCTGAAGGCTCTTGAAGATTTGTTCGGCGCAGATATGGAGTACTGCATGCGCATGGACGGCAAAGAGGATCAGCTTGAGGCCATCAGCAATGCTAGAGCCGCCATCGCTAAGGCTCTTGGAGACTCCACATGACCCCCGAGCGTGAAGCGCAGTTGCGCGAGATGTACATCAAGGAATTTGGCGAGCGCCCTAACAGCGCAGGAAGCTACCGGGAGCAAGACGACGCCGACGAATGGGATGTGCGTCTAGTTGGCTTCCTCGCCTGCGCCCGCGCGCTTGAGCCGTTGGTTAGGGATGGGAGCTACTGGAGAAGTTGAGGCAGAAGCTCGAATGTGATGGATTTGGTTATTGGCTGCCCGAGATTTGTCTCAAAGAGATTCCGCCTGATGTAGAGGGTGTGGGGACTCCACCGACTCAAGAAGAGTTCAGAGAAGCAATCGACGCAGCCATGAGCGCCGCGCTGGAGGATGGAAATGCAACTGAGTGAACAGCAGATCAACCTGCTCCGAGAATTGCTGGGCTACATCGAGTTTGACCTCACAGGCCCGACCGAGGAAAAGGTGCACAAGGCGCTAGAAGCGCTTGACGGGCTCCGCGCGCAGGCTGATGCGCGGCCCGTGGCTAGGTTTCACTTCGACGAAGCTGAGCTAGACGCCCTGTACGAAGCCATCGAATGGGCCAAGGATGAAGGACTGCCCGGTACGGCGGAACACCTGCAGGCGATCTTTGATGCGCACGACCCCGAAGCATCGGCGCCGGGGCTGAGTGTCGAAGACGCAATGCGCATCGTGATGACGAATTGGGGCGACAAAGCCGCGATTGAAAAGGCGTTCGCCGCGAACCTCACCCGCGCCAGCGCCGCGACTGTGGCCGAGCCGGATACCGACAATGTGTGGCCTATCGTCAATATCACCGTCAGCGAAAACGGCGAGGTGACGGCCGCGAAGCTCTACGCGCCAGGCTTGCCGGCAGGAAATCACGATGTCTATCCGGTTCGCGTGCCATACATGGATGAGCACACCGAGGCATGGATGGCCGTAGCGAAGGCGCTCAAAGAGGTCGCGCCGGGCTATCTCGATGGTTCCGGGAACGGCATCGAGTGCGCCGTGAAAGCGATTCACCGCCTAGCCGCCCAGCAGCAGGCCGAGCCGCGGGCGGATGAGCGGGCAGTTGCCACACCGTTCCTGACTACCCAAGTTGAGGGCGACCCCAACCCGGCAAAACAACGGTTCCGCTTGGTCGCTGAATACCGATCCTTAGACGATATGTATCGAGGTCACGATCTTTTTGTATCTGCCGTAAAAGCCGCCCAATCCCCCCAATTGGCGCCACTGACGTGGTACGACGGCGAGCCGCCTTTCCCGCAGCGCGAGGAATGGTTCATCGCGGAAACCATCTATGGTGAGCGTGTAGTACTTCGTGCGCTGCCGGAGGAATACACCTACGACTACAAAACCGCAGATGAAACATACATGAAGGCGAAGAACGTCAAGCGCTGGATGCAATTCCCAGATTGCGAATTCCTGCCACCTAAAGCCGCCCAGTCCGGCCAGCGGGCGGGCGTGGCGGAGGATGCACGGGATGCGGCGCGGTATCGCTGGATGCGTGCTGCGTGGCTTGCTGACCCCGACGCGGGCGAAGACATTGCGTGGACGCCGATCATGCATTGCGTAGACGAGACTGACATGGATTCTGCAATCGATGCCGCTATCGCCGCCGCCCCCACGCAGCAGCAGGAGGGCGGGAAGTGAAACGGCGCCTTTGGTCTCCCGCAGAGGTCGAGCTTCTGAGACGGAACTATGCTGATTCGCGCACGGATGATCTCGCGCGAGTGCTGGATAGGCCCTCCTACTCTGTATCAAACAAGGCGTATGCGCTCGGCCTTCACAAATCTGCCGCGTTCCTGGAGAGCAAAGATTCCGGGCGGCTCGATGGCTCGCGAGACAACGGCATGCGCTTCGCCAAGGGCCTGACGCCCTGGAACAAAGGCACCACGGGCGTTGTTGGCGTGCAGGAAGGCTGTCGCGCGACTCAGTTTAAGAAGGGACAGTCGCCCCACAACACGCAACCGATTGGCAGCTTTCGCCTAAACAAAGAAGGCCATCTGCAACAGAAGATCAGCAACGCCAGCGGATCGAACAGCATGCGTTGGCGAACCGTGGCCGAGCTCGTCTGGTGTGCCGCCAATGGCCCTTTGCCGCCAAAGCACATGGTTGTCTTCCGGCCCGGCTTGTTCTCCAACAAGTTGGAGGAGATCACGCTGGGCCGCATTGAGTGCATCAGCATGGCCGAAAACGCACGCCGCAACCATCCACGAATGCGTGATCCAGAGTTGGCGAAGCTGGTTCAACTCAAGGGCGCAATCACGCGTCAGGTAAACCGTATCGTCCGCGAGGCGAAAGAGAGGCAATCGTGAGCAACAACATGACCACCGTTCGGCAGCATCTTCTTGACACGCTGGCTGACCTCCGCGACCGCAACAACCCCATGGAGGTTGAGCGTGCACGCGCGGTTGCGGACGTTGCCCGCGTCCTTGTCGATAGCGCCAAGGTGGAGGTGGACTACATCAAGGCGACCGCAGGAAATGGGGCTCCGTTCTTGCAGCCCGAAGACGACCAGGCGCTGCCAAACGGCATCACGGGTATCACACGCCATGTTTGCCAGTAGCGCAGCCGCAGCCATTGGAGAGAGCGATGCCGATGATTGAGACGGTGCCGCGCGTGGTGTACCGCTCACCTTCACGTGGGCGCGCGTACTTCACAGCGAAAGCGGCGGCTAAAGCAGAAGCTGGTTGCATGCTGGCTAAGAAATATCCGTCCGAAAGGCCTGCGTACGAAGACGGCTTCTGTTTCGATCCGGGCTACCACTGGAGCGAGGACGAGCGTCTACGCCGCGTGCATGAGCGCCTGGTGCGCCTGATCTTGAAGAAGCTGCGGGCCAAGCCCGAGCATGGGGAGGGGTGAGATGCTAGTCGAGAAATTAGGCGGTGCGCTGCTGGACTACTGGGTGGCGCGCGCGATGCGTGATGGCGAAGCGGCCTATTTCGAACAAGACGAGAACTGGCACGCTACGCTCAACGGCGTGCCCGTGCATTATTCAACCGACTGGGCGCAGGCCGGCCCGATCCTAGAGAACGAGTCAATTTCAACAGTCAAGATGTACGGCGAATGGCGTGCGGGCTATGGGTTCAATGTCGGGACAGAGTACGGAGAGCCCTGCCACGAATTGAAGCATGAGCAGATCGGCAAGACCCCTTTGCAGGCCGCCATGCGTGCCTACGTGGCGAGTAAGTTCGGGGATGAAGTGCCAGATATGGCAGACGCGCAGTCGGGATCGGCTGGCTAGGAGGAAGGATGGAAGCGAAACCGACCAACACGGCCAGCATTGCGCCTGGCCTGTTCTGCAAAGCCTGCGGCTGGCCGGTGATTCATGCTTGCTGTAATGATGAGATGGGCGCCCCGCCGTGGGGTACGGACTATTGGGGCTACTGCTCAAACAAGGGATGCGTGAACCACGACGGCGAAGATTGGGGCGAGTACGACCCTGATTTCGCGTTTCGGGAAGATGCACAGCAGGCTGCGGGCTAGGCCGCCTCAAACATCTCCGGGCAAACGGTATTGCGCGCCACCTGCCCATATTTCTCGTGGTAGGTGATGATGCTGGCCGCGCGCTCGGAAATCCACCCGCCCCGAGCTGCGTAGGCGTCTCGAGCGGCCAACGTCGGATGCTGGACAACCGTCATGCCGGCGTATTCCTTCTCGTCGACGTGATGACGATGACCGCAATGCGCAAATCGCTTGGTCGTGGCGCCCCATATTTTGGGGAACTGCGCCGCAAACAGCATCGGTAATTGCTCGTTCTTGACCTTGTGGCCGTGGTGGAAGGCCAGCATCGTTTCGCCATGCTGATACACGTAGAACGGCAATTCGGAATCGTTCACCTTGAGCCGCGGCTCGTTTTCGTAGAGCGCCGCGAACATGTGACGCATCCAGACTGAGCTGCTTTCGTCGTGGTTCCCTTCGCAGATGATCAGATGCACGTTCTCATGCTTTGAAAGCGCATGGTCGATCAGCCGACGAATCACGCGCACGGCAGCGCCGACGATCTTGGAGAAGCGTCCGTCAGCATCAAGCACGTGATGGTGCGCCGGGGTGACAGGCAACAACGAGTCGACGTGCAAAGCATCACCTTGAAGGCACAACACGCAAGTCTTTGCCTTCGGCGCCGATTCGATCATGTGGATAAAGCTGGCCAGCAAGACCTTCTCGGCGATCTTCAGATCCCAATTCGCGCCGCCCTCCTTCTCCCACGCAAGCATGCCGATGTGGTAGTCCGAAAAAACGGCCAGATTGCATAGCGCAGCATCCGTCTTTTCCGGGGCTGCGGCGGCCTTCACGCGCGGCAGCGTCTCTGCCATCGCTTCCGCTGCGGCACGGATTGCGGCCTCAGTTTGGTTGGCGTCAGGATGCTGCCGCTGCCAATAGCGCTCGACTTCGCCGGTTTTGGCATTGACCGCAACTGTGACCTTGCCCGTCAAGTAGCCTGGCGCGACGCCGCCGGTCCAGTGCCCCGGCGCATACCCTTCCCGGGACGCCCTCACCTTCACCCGCCGAACAGCCCCGGACACGGTGCCCGAACCGATGCCCAGCAGCTTTGCGGCCTTGCGCTCGCTCCCCTCCGATTCGATCGCTTCCAGAATCTGGAGATCGCGCGGCGTTGCCCATTCTTTCAGTCGGGTATCGATCATGTCAGCTATTCAGTTTGGCGGCCCAGCAGCCGCACCATTCGCCCGCATCCACCACAGGGAAGACGCTGGTGGTGCTGCTCTCTTGGAAGTCCACAGCAACTACAGGCGGATTCCTGCGGCATTCGTTACGCCCTTCCTTGGGCACGAAGTACCGGCAGTTTTCGCAAGCGATCAGCAGTTCGACGGGCTCGGGTTGTTTCTTGCGTGTGGCCATGGAATCAGTCCGGAAGCGTTGCGTTGGCGCCGTCGTCGGTGTTGATCGACAGCTTGCAGTGATCCTTCTGGAACAGATCAAGGAACCGGCAGAGAACGCAGGCCCAGCGCTTGCCCTTGAGTTGCGCCTTGCCGGCGCGCGAGGACAGCATCTCGTTGGCATCGCCGCCGGTCAGCACGTTCAGGCCGGCATCCAGCCAGCGCAGCCAGTTCATGGCGTAGCGTTTGAGGAATGCGAGCATGGTCACTCCTGCGGCGAAACAGCGGCCTGCTGACGCACCCAATCCTGCAGGTCTTTCAGTTGCTGGGCGTTTGCGTGGAAGGCTTCAGCTTCCCGGTCGTGCTCGGCTTCAACATCAGAGAGGACAACTCCACTGGGGGCTTCATCAAGGAGGCCGGCGGTTGTGGGAACTTCGGCGCGATTGGCACTGTTCCACATGCCGACAAAGCGGCCAGGGATGCGACAAGCAGCGTCATCGTGAACAATGACTTCATGGGGAACCTCGCGGTCTCGGTAAATGATCCGGTCTCGGAAGACGGTCTGAATCTTGGTCTGGCTCTGCGCGGCCTGCTGGGCGACATTGGCCGTCACTTCGGCCTGTTTCGTCTCCACTTTTGCGACGGCCACAGCAGCCTTTGCGGCCTCGGCCTTCTCGATCTTGATGCGGTGCATGTCGCCGGAGCCGAAGCCCGCGCCGAACGCGAGAACCAGGCCGAGGATGGCGGCCAGCCAGAATCGTGGGTCAAGCATGCTCATGGTCAGCTCCCGAGTTTCTTGCTGGCGCCCACGGATGCGATCAACACGCCGACGCCGACGCCGTAGGCCTGAAGGTCAAACGTCTTGCCCGCGATCACCGCATAGATTTCCAGGCCGATGCCGACGACGAAGGCGGCGGCGCCGAGCGCGTACGCCGGCTCAAGAGTGACGTTCGTGTCGTCGGTGACGATCTCCATCAGTTTTTTCAGCATGGTCAGTCCTTGTGGAAGCCTTTCAGCTCATCAGGCGAATAGACGAAGCCGGGCATGCGCGGCCAGAGCTGGAACGACCAGATCGGCATCGATTCGGCGTGGATTCCGTGCTGCGGGCCACGGTGGAACTTTTTGTGCAGGATCAGCATGTTTGCCGGGCTATCGACGAACGTCTCGGGCTTGGCTGGATCGAATGCTTCCCAGTCAAAGCCACGGGCGCGCGTGACTTGGATCACGGCCCACAACAGCGATTGCTCGACCGGCCAAAACTCAGCGGTCGGCGTGTCGGTGCTCAGATCCAGCACAGGCAGGAACTTGCGCTTGCCGGCGGCCACTTCCTTGACCATCTTCCAGTCGACGGCGTTCATGAACGCTTCTTCGACAAAGACATGGTGGTACTCGACCTCTTCCGTCGCGCCCGAAATCGCGCAGGGCAGCTTCGCGGCATGGCCGGCGCGCTTTGTTGCCCGGAACGTCGCCGACTCGGTGCGCGGCGGATGCTCCGGGTAGAACACGTCTTCTTTCAAGGCGTGTGCGTATTCATGTTCTTTGTTGGGCGCGGTCATTGGTCGCTCAAATGAAAAGCCCCGCGCGCGGCGGGGCAGATATGGACGGCTTTGGATCAGGAGAGGAACAGCTTGCGCTCGGCCTGGCGACGCTTCGTCAGCCCCTTGAGAGGCTTGCCGCCGGCCTTGTCCCACAGTAGGAACTGGTTGGCCGCGCCGGCGTAATCGCCCGCGTTGAGCTTTCGCAGCAGCGTTGACGAACGGAGATTGCCGGCGCCCACGTTGAATACGAAGTCGGCCAGCGCATCAAACTGGTTCTGCGTCAGCACGACATGCACAAGGGAATTCACGGACTGGGCCGCCCGCCCCAGATCTTCGACGATCCACGCATCGGCCTGCGCCTGCGTAACGGTCATGCCCGGCTTGACGTCCGGCCCCGTGTGCCCATAGCCACACGTCCACGGCGCGCCACCGGTACCGGGATCGGGGTACGAACTGAGCCTGCAGCCCTCAAACGACTTGGTGAACGCGACGCCATTCGGAGAGACTTGGCGGGTCATTTGTCGGCCTTCTTGTCGAGCTTGCCGTCGATTTGCTCCAGCTTCGCAAATACGGCATCAATGGACCGGTTGAAGGCATCAATCGCCTTCTGAAGCGCGTCACTGGTGACGTATCGCTCGGCCACGTGCAAACGGTGCGCGTCGAAATCCTTGCGCTGCTCTTTGATGGCGTCGTCTTGATTCTTCAGCTTGTCATCCAACTGGGTGATGGACCGTTTCAGAAACCAGCCGAAGACCGCGAAAACGCCAGCTGCAGCAGCGCCAAAGGCGCCCGTCGTGAAATCCATGGAGATGCCCCCGGAAAAAGAAAACCGCCCGGAGGCGGCTGGATTGTCTTCTTGAAATCTGAAAACCTTGTGATAACATGTTATCTCATTAGTCACCAATGAGAACGACATGAAAACCACTCGAAATTTTGTGTTTGCGGCTGTTTGCGCGGCGCTTTCTGCTTGCGGCGGCGGTGAAGATCAAAGCCAAGCAACGCAAAGCCAACCCGCGCCGCCGGCGCCTGTGGCAACGCCAGCGCCCATCAGCGCGACCTCACCGGTTGCTGCGCCACCTGCGCAGCCGACTCCCGCCCCTGCACCGAGCCCTGCGCCACAGCCTGCGCCGACCCCACAGCCAGCGCCAAAACCGCAGAAGGCGGTTCTGATTGATGTCTACGGTGATGATGCCATGTCCGGCATGACGTCAATGATGGGTCGCGCCCAGCAAAACGAGACGGATCAATCCCAATCGCTGCTGCAAGCAACGCTGAACGACACTGCCGTCACCATCGCCAATTACGCCACTGGCGGCGGCTCCAGCAGCCTCAAGAACGAAATGCTCGGCATGGACGGCAACGGCGCACCGTTTGCAGATCGAATCAAGACGTCTGCGGCGAGCATCGTGATCGACAACCATGCGATCAACGACGCGCTCGGCGGCGAGACGCTGGTCGACTATCGGCAATACCTCGCGCAGTGGATCGCCGCAATTAGAGCGGCTGGCAAAACGCCAGTGCTTGAAGAACCCGGCCCGGTTTGCGACGGCGACCATCCGCAGCTTGCGGCCTACGTGGACGCCATGAACGACGCCGCAGCGCAGTTCAACGTGCCGATCGTCAAGCAATTCGACTACATCCAGACGCTGCCGAATTGGCAGTCACACATGAAAGGCTGCTTCTATCCGGATGAGTGGATGTTGCAGATCAAGGGAAAGCGGCAAGCGGATCTTTTGGCGCCACTTATTCAATTTTTTGTTGAGGTCCAATCATGAAAATTTCTGTCAAATTCTGGAAGGCTGCGGCGCTGACGGTATTGATCGGCTGCGCAACTGCTGCGCACGCCGAGACACCGATCCACCTTGAGGCTGGCGTCGGCGGCTCGGCATACAGCCGAGGGCAAGATGGGTACTGGGTGCAGGAGCACTTCCAGCACAAGCTGCAACTTACGGCGCCCGCCTTTGAAGCCGGGATTACCGGTGATTTGTATCGCGCCTCGCGCTGGGGGGTCTCGTGGCACGCCGACTGGGCGTGGCTTGGGCAGATTCACACGCAGAGCTTGGCAACGCCCAGTGACGATAACTACAACCCCCGCTCGGCGACTGGTTGCAATGGAGAGTGCTGGCCGCTCGCAAATTTCCGTGGCACTGGGCACGCTCAGGCGTTTCTGATTACTCTTGAGCCGCACTACGATGTCGGAAAGTGGCGATTCGGCATTGAGGCTGGCCCCACGCTGCACCGCGCAACGTGGGTTGAGGATGTTGGCAACTGGCATGCGACGCCCACGGCGTCACCGATCAATCTGCGCGTCGCCAGCACTGATGGATGGCGAGGTGGCATAGTTGTCGGTGCATCTGTCTCGTACGGCAACGTCTCGCTCGTCTATCAGCACTTCTTCCTCAAACCGTCCAGCAGCAACATGGCACCCTCGATTTGGCATTCCGTGGATCTGGTACTGGTACGTTATCGCTTCTGAGGCGAAAGGCAATCATGGCGCCGCAAAGAAGTCTAGAGAGTAATAGTGATTCTCTGCCCGCTACCCAGGCGGGCAGGCTGGTTCCGCTTTCTCTCCTGCGGGAACATGTTGGTTCAGACCTCAGGCTCCCAGAAATGAAAATGCCCGCTCGCGGCGGGATGCTATTGACTTAAATTGCCCGTAGTCGGTGCGATAGAATGCGGCCGCCAACGGAGCCAAAATGAAACGCTATTTCGCCGAACACACCTCGTACCTTACGACCCCGGGAGAAATGGGCGGCGTTGATGCACTTCGAGCGATTGCCGTGTGCTCGGTAGTATTTTTCCATTTCGGGATGCTCAATCCCGGCTGGCTAGGTGTAGATCTCTTCTTTGTGCTTTCGGGCTTCCTCATCGGCGGGGCGATTATCGACAAGGTCGAGCGTGGCGCATGGTCATACCGAAAATTCTACGGCCACCGCGCGCTTCGCATCCTGCCCCTCTATTACACCGTAATTGCGCTCAAATCGGTGATGATTGGCTTGCCTATCAGCGGGCTATCGTGGAAGTCGGTCGGCAGTATCGCAGCGGCCCTGACCTTCATGCAGACCTCTTCAATCTGGTACTTCGATTGGGTTGGTGACGGAAACTTCGTGCCAGGTGGCACTTGGAGCCTTGTGATTGAGGAATATTTCTATCTGCTCTGCCCAATCTTCATCGCGACCGTCTGGAGCCTGTTTCACAGCCGCAAGGCGCTCTTGATCTCGCTGCTGATCGTTTGTGTGAGCGCGCCAGTTGTGCGTTACGTTGCAAACTACCACTATGCGCCAGATGATCTGTACTGGTACTTCTCAAGTTGGCTCCAATTCCGTTCTCGCTATGACACGCTCGCATGGGGCGTCTTGACGGCGCTCGTTGTGAGGATGGTCAAGCTAGATTCACGACAGCGCATGGTGGCCTTTTCGATTGGCTTTGCGATTCTCGCTGCGTCGATAACCTATCTTGTGAACTCGCGCATGTGGGGCCATTCTGCACAGACGACACGGTTTGCCGCGTTGTGGTTTCCGGCAATGCTCGGAGTCTGTTTCGCGGCGATCCTCGCGGCTGTCTATCGGATGAATTGCCGGTCGTTGCCGGTCATCATCATCGCACGGCTGTCATTCTCTCTCTACCTTGTGCATATCTTCGTGCAGGAGGTGTATTGGGCCTATCGCGACGCTCCATTGCTGGCGTGGATTAAGGGCATGCCACTTCCAGGAATGGCGGTCATGCTCATACCCTTTTCCTCCGTCTTGGCGTGGCTACTGTCATTCCTTGTCGAATACCCGTTCGTTAGAACGTACAGGAAGCCGTTACTGAAGAACAAGGAGGCCGTTGGGAAGTCGGCGCAGATCGCGTGAATGCATGATCAGTATGAAGGAGGCGTCATCGTTTCCTGACCAGATTGGGCCAATGAATTGAAATATGCTGCGTAGCGCGCGTCACTGAGCAGCACCTCCCCCTGATTTGGCCATATTGAGGGGTCTTGTGGGCAAGAGAAAATTGAGGCTATCTTTGTCTCGGTCGCATCTGAAAATTGCACAAACATCTTTTACCCTTATATCTCGTAGGAGCTGATCGAAATGATGAAGGTTGGCGTGCCTGCAGTGTTGGTCGCCTTGTAGTACAGGTTTTGAGAATTTGAAATGCCAACCTTTTGAAACGGTACGGTGTATGCCTGTGCACCACTGGTTCCGAAAGATGAGATCGCTGTACCACTTCCTGACGCATCCGCCCCCACCGAGAGGGCGATTGTTGTCGTAGTCGATCCAGAGCATTGAAGCGACCCCGAGATCGAAATTGCGTTTGCGGGAACGATCCCGGAAATCGATAGCGCCGTAAAGCTGGCCTGCGTTGTCGAGGAATTGAGGGCGGTAAGGCTCGCGATATAGCAAGTCCGGTCCCGCTGCGTGCCGGTTACAAACTGACCACTACCATTCGTCGGCCACACCCCCACGAGCGCGCTCGCTGTATATCCAGCAGGCATGTTGGCGCCGCCGTACACGTTCGGTGCGGCCGCACTGGTGGCGTTGACGGCGAGCAACGCCGCGGTCGAGGTCGCCGGGTTGTAGATGGCGTAGAGCGCCACATAACCGCTCACCGGCGCCGTACCGGTGTCCATACCCCCGGCGCCAGTCGTCGCCAAATTGACGGCCTTGTTGAAGTTCGCAATGCAATACCGCAGACCGCCAAGCGCAGACTCAACGATGATTTCGTCGGCCGTCATCGTGGCCGATGCCGAGGCAGTCGGCACCGACATCTTTAAGTTCCGAGTCGAACCGACAACGCCAGCCACTTGCCCGAACTGCACGGCGTGCTGACTGGCTGTAGCCTGGGCGACTTGCAGGGCTCCGCCAGTGCATCCCTCAAGAATGTACGCACCACCACTGACCGTGCTGTTCCAAACAACGAACGCATCGCCGTTCGCAGCGTACTCGCCACCTTGAAGCGCGGCGTGATTCCCGCCCAGCACTTGGACCGCGCCAAGGCCATCGTTCAATGTAACGGCGCCCGTGTTGGCTGCCGGGGCCTTGTAGCGGATCTGCATGCCATCGACGCGCGCCTGAAGCGCTGGCGTCAGAGCAATGGTGTGCGCGTTGGCCGTGCCGGTGGCGACCGCATACGACAGATTGCCGTTCTGGATCGACGCGAGCAGCGACGACGGCAGGATCGGGGCTCCAGCGTACTGAGTGATGTTGCCGGCGGTGATCGTGCTCTGGCCGTTGGCAACCGTCACAACCCACAGGCCGGTATAGCCTGCATCCGGCGTCGGCGTGATTTGAGACCCGGTCGTCGCAGCAGCACCAGCCTTTGCCACCAGAGCAACGGTGCCCTTACGTGTCGTAGCTTGTGGCGTGCCGCTGTTATTCGGGCCCGACCAAGCGGAGGTGGGATTCGACGCGTTGTAGTAAGGCAGCGTCGTCAGGTCGGTATCCGTTTCCTGATAAATCGCTTCGATCAGGTAGTTGATGCTCTGACCGGCGGTGCCCGGTGCGGGGCACGAAAGGTTGACGGCATCTAGCAGAATGCCGCTCTTCAGGATCTGGTGCGTCGTGTCTGCGGCGACCGAGCTATAAGCCGTCGCGTCCATGCTGACGAGGCTATAGATTTCGCCAGGGTTCACGTTCACCGTGAGGCCCGCAGGAGACGTGGGCACGCAGGCCAAGCCGTTCACGACCGTCGCGGAAGTGCCTAGCACTGCGGCGGCCAGCTTCGCGATGCCGGTCATCGCAAACTTGTTCGAGCGCAGAACGTCCGTCTCAAGGGGGATCTGGCCAGCCCAGACGATTACGCGGTCAGTCATGTGTGAGCCTCAAAAGAAAAAGGCACCCGAAGGTGCCTTTGTGCGAAGTGGTGTTTGGTTACGACTGGATGTTTGTCCAGACAATGGTTGCGGCGGGGCGCACGCTATCAATGGCCGCGAAGATGTCTGCGTCGGTGACGGCCTGCTGAATCATGGAAAGAGAAGCCCATTCAGCCTGTGACGCTTGGCTGTAGCCGCCCGTCGATATGCCGTAGCCGGCCACCGAAGGGATGCCACTGCCCAGCGGTCGATATGCGATGACGAAAGCCTGATACGGCATCTGCATGGAGCCATACGCCCCGGCCACGCCGTATCCGATCAGCGGACCGCCATATGAACCGGTATCTGCCGGTCGTTTCGGCTCGACGATCTTTGGCGTCCGGCCCGTCAGGTCTTGCAGAACCTTGACGATTGCATGGCGTGTCGCGCGCTCGCGGAACAAGTTGGCGATGATCGTCGCGCGAAACGAAGCATCGGTTTGATTCGCCTTGCGCTGGATCGACGTGCCAAAGAAATCGGCCGCAATCATGTCCAGCCAGCCATCCGACGCGGTCAGTATTCGCGTTTGCAGCTTGGCGTAGGCGTACAGCGAATAGACGAAGCTGAGCGCGGTCGTGATGCCTGCCAGCAGCGAGTCAACCACTGGCACGGAATCGGACGTCGCGCCGAACCAGCGAGACGGAAGCGCCGACTTCAGCCGTGCAAACACGTCGTTAGAATCACCCGTCGACATTAGCTCACCACCACGGACCCGGAAGTCGTTTTGATCACCTGAAGACTTGTTGCGGCGACATCCGACGTGCCGCCGTTCAGCGTTACGCCGGTCACGTTCGTCACGGCAGGAGAAGCGTCGTAAGCGATTTGAGCAAGACGGCTATAGGCCAACGCCGTGCCTAGCGGAAGGGTGTTGATGTAAGCGAGTAGAGCCGCCTGGACCGTCGAAACCACCGCAGAGTGCGTGTATCCGGTTGCGGTTGTGATGGTCATGGCGACCGTCACGCTCACAACAACCGGCGCGTGCACATCGAATGTGCTGGTGAATGGCCGGACCGCATCGATCGCATTGCTCACGCTGTTTAGCAGCGCTGAAGGCGGCGAGCCCGATCCATCGTCCACCACAACGAAGAAATTGCCCATCTGCGTCGCGCCAGCATACGTCTGGTTCTCCGTCAGGGTGTACTGCAGGCCTTGCTGAACAGCCAGAATGGCTGCCCCAATCGCCGCCTTTGTCGCCCGCGAAAGCGAGTTGATGTAGGCAACGAAACGCGCCCGGAATGCCGTGTCGGTTTCCGTATCGATCGCATTCGTGAACGCCGCGCCGTTTGTCACCGTGTCGACGTACTGCACCGCCTGCGTGAGCGTGGTGATGGTGTTCGCCAGCACGTTGGTGATGGTTCCGGTGTTCACCGCCTGAACCGTCGCAACCGCGCTTGTGATGCCCGCCGCAATCACATAGCCGCCCAGCGATGCGCTGTATGCCGATTGCGAGGTATCAGCGACAACCGTGAATTGCTGCGTCCCGTCGGCGGTCTGGATGACAGTGCCAACAGGAACGACGGCCTGATAGGTCGGCGTGAAGCGCGAGAACGTGACTTGACCGGTCGAAGACGTCGCCGCAAGACGCGTCAGACCGTAGTCGAGCATCCAGCTGTCAAGATCGGCATTGCTCGACGTCGCCGCTCGAGTCGTTTGCAGCAGCAGGAGAATCAGGCCTTCCAGCCACACAACGACCTGCGCCGTCGCTTCAACGATGGCGCGCGTGACCGAGCCGACCGTGAAGTCGACCAAGACCTTCGCTTTGGCTTGGATGGCCGAAGCCATGTTCCCGATGACTGTTGGCAGGTCTTGGCTTGTGACTTGAGGCATGGCGTCCAGGCAACAAAAAAGCCGCCCGGAGGCGGCCTGTTATGGAGTGGCGAAAGGTCAGGAATTGACGTTGAAAGAAAGCGTTGCAGGCGCTCCAGTGCCGGCGATCGTGTAGCGGATGTAGGCCGAGATCGTTGACGGATCGGGCCGCGTCACGGTGATCTGCGGCTCGGGGTTGCGCGCCACTGAGTCCTCCATCAGCATCTGCCCGCGGATCAGCGCGCGCAGCTTGGCCGTGTCTACGGCCTGGCCGACGTATCGGGACAAGCCCGCGCCGTAGGACGGATGTAGCGCATAGTCAGGCGGCCCGTTCGCGTCCAGAGGGTTCGTTAGCAGCCGGCGGATGACGCGCTGCTGGCTGCGGGTGGCCGAGTTCACTGCACTAAGATCGCCGGTCGGGCTTGTGAGCACGTCCTGCCCCCAGAGGTGATTCAAATCGGCGAGAAGTTGCGTCGTCATTCTGTTTGATCCGGAGCGTTAGACACAACCGTGCTGCTGCCACCCTGAACATTCTGGACGTGGTGGGTGTGCGTATTGAAGATGGTCCGCATCTGGCTCATTGAGTGAGCGTTCGTTCCGGTGTTGTCCTGAATGTCTGCTTGGCTTGTGATGGCCTGCGTAGCGTTCAGTGTGTTGTCCATCTGCACCGGCCCGACGAAGTGATGTTGCGTTGCCGTGTAGGTGATGCCAGCGCTGGCCTTCAGTTCAACCGATCCATCGTTATGAAATTTGAGCAGCGAGCCAGACTTGTGCACCAGCCAGAATTCACCGGACGGCGCCGCCGGCGGCTGTTCCACGTCAGTGTAGAAGCGTCCAACGACGACGCCCGCATCCTGATCCTCAAGATCAAAGGCGACGATGACCTGATCGCCGACGCTCGGCGCCGCGACTAAGCCCCACCCTGCACCGACATACGTTGAGGCCAGCGGAATCCAGCCCGTGCTTTCATCCGTGCGCGGCCAGAACTTCACCTTCACGGCGTACTTGTTTGGGTCATAGGCTGTAACTTGCCCAACCCTATGTGTGGTCTTCTCTCCCTGAGCCATCTGCGCATGCGCGCGAATCAGGTTTGCGAAAGCGCTCATGATGGGATGACCGATGTGTCCAGACTGTGATTCTTGCCGCGCACCGACATGGTGTAGCCCGAATCGAACGACATGCGGCGCGCGACCGACTCGACGTAGTACATCGAATCGAACTGCGTTTCCGTGCCCGAAACCTGAACCATGACGTTCGGCATGAGGATGTTGTCGCCCGGAAGCTGGGCGGTCATCTTCAGCTCGTGCCGGATGATGTCGTTGTAGATCTTCATCGCCCGCTGCTGGGCATCTTGCTGACTCAGGTTGGCGATGATGTAGCTGTACACCTGCGCCGGCGCCTTGGCCGTGCCAGGCGTGATGCCCTTGGCCTTGCCTTGCGGGTACGTGACCGAGAATCCGGCCTTCTGCTTGTGGTTGAAGCTGTGCACCTGAACCACGACGCCCTTGCCGACCGTCAGCGTGCGCGAGAAGGACACATCCAAGATGTTCGCCTGGAAGAAGCCGCGATCTTGGTCCGGGTTCTGCCACTGGATCAGGTATGGCGTGGCAGTCTTCGGGTCCGGCTTAGGACCGAAATACAGCGTCATGCCCTGCACGTACACCACATAGTCGTAGACGCTGGCCAGCCAAGTGAGCAATTCCCACTCTGTCGAGCCGTGTCGATCGTGGATCTTGTCGATCTCGTAAATCTTGCCCACCAGTCCCTTTGTGGCCGTCACCTGCGGCGTCAAGCCGTGACGCTTTGCGAGCGTCGTGGCGATCTGGCTGGCCGTCTGGTTCGTCCACCGATCAAAGGTCTTGGTGTCGATCAGCAGTGACGTGTAATCCCGCCCGGACAACTCAACCGTGCGCCGAGCGGGATCAAACTGCACTTGGTCGACGTTGCCGATGATGAGTTGCTGCAGGTCCGCCGTTCCGTACTGATCGGGGTCTTGCGGGAAGCCCGCGTAAATCTGCGCCTGCAGCGGGTTCGTGCTGATCACGTATTGCAGATTGACTGGATCGGTCAGCGCCGAGATCGGGAGACGCACCCGGAACGTGCTGGCCGAGTGCCAGACGTTTTGCTCGACCTCCCAATCAATCCACGGCACCCGAGTGCCAGGCTGATTCGGATCACCGAGCAACACCATCCCGCGCGGTTGCCGAGCGGTCGGCACCGCGGGAACAGTATTGAGACTAGCCACTCAGAACCCCACCAGCATTGTCCGGGCGCACCGGAACGTTCAAAGTCTGCACACCCTGTACCGTCGGGTCGCTCAGGCCGTTTGCCTTGGCGATGCCGGTCCAAGCTTCTGCGTTGCCGTACACCTTCGCCGCGATCTGCAACAGGTTGCCGCCGGCGGTCGTGATCTGCTGCGACGCGCCCGACACGCTGCCAAGGTTCAGAGACATGCGTCCCACGACCGACTGCAGGTTATAGAGCGGAGGCAGTCTGTTGAACGCCGTAACCTGCGCCGTTAGCTTCGCCGCCGCCGTCGAGATCGGATTGTTCGGCACGAGGCCGCCGAGCGTCGTCACATTGGCGATCGTATTCGACGCTTGGCCGATCAGCGTTGACACCCGCGTTTGCACCGCGGCAATCGGCGTCAGCACGCTGTTGATCGTGCTCTGTGCGGCACTGGCGAAGCTGGAAACCGTCGAGATCGCGGTGTTCAGCGACCCCATCAACCCAGACAGCGGGCCGTCTCCGATCAGGTCTGAAAGCGAATTCGCCAGCGACAGGTCAGAGCCGATCAGGTCATTGATCGACGGGCCTGCAAGCGAAGTCTGCGGTTGCGTGGCGTTCTGCACGACCACGCACGAGATTTGGTACGGGATGTGCCATTCCCGCTGAAAATCCGCCTTGAATTGCGAGATGACGACGATGTACTGCAATTCCGACCAGACAAGCGGGATTGGCTGACCAGAGATGCGAAGCGTCTCAAGGTAACGCGCTCGAGACAGCGCATCCTGCCCCATGAAGTAGCCGGACCACTCCAGCGGCATGTCAGAGCGGCCCATCGCATCAACGATGCGCGTGCCGCCCACAAGTTCATGCACCGTCAGCTTCTGCTCGCCGCCAAACGTGATGTGCTCAGGGACTTCCAGTTCGGCGAAAAGCACATCGCCGAGAGAGAGGTTAGTCGCCATGAGTTATCGTGCGTAGTTGTGGCCAATCGGGAGCGGGCTCATCGTCATGTCGGTGCCGGACCGGCCTGTTTGCGGCTTGCTGAGACCGTCCGCCATGTAGCTGACAAGCGCATCGCCGAGCTTTGTTCGATCAAGGTAGATGGACGCCGTTAGATTGAGCGGTTGTTGCTGCTTGGTCTTGACGTACCCACCGCCATTCAATTCGCCGGCATTGACTCGCGCCTGAGCGCCCGGCGTGAGCCGCGCCCCACCCTGATCCTTGTAAGAGTCGATCTCAGACTGACTCATGGGCCGGAAAGCATAAGCGGCGAGCGCCAGTGTCCCGAGCGCCGCGACCGCCAAGCCAACAGGGCTCAAGAGAGCGCCAAGCGCACCGACAAGTGCTGTGTTTCCAGCGCCACCGATCGCACCAGCAATCTTCAAGATGCCTGCGGCACCGCCAGCCGTTTGCATTGCCAGAGCAAGGCCAAGGCCGCGGAATGCAGCGCTCAGCAACAGGCCGCCGCCACGCAGACCAAGCCCGACAGACACCAAGCCCAATGCATAAGCCAAAGCCCTGAAGACGCCAGGATGATGCTCAACAGATTGGGACAGGGAATCCAGAGCGCCAGCAATCTTGATCAGCCCCTTTGTGATGACCGGCAAGTAGACAGAACCAAACATGGCGAGGAAATTCCGCCATGCCGCATCTGCTGCCACTTCTGCGCCTTCCGGGGACTTGATGTACTGCTGATAGGCGGCACCGAACCCCTTCGAGTTTTCAAAGATGCGGGCGTCCTTTTCGTACTTGTGCTCACTCGTGATGAATGAGCCGATGAAATCTGCCGTGCTGCGGTTGAAGTTCCGCATGATGATCCCGGCGACCTGTTCATCGGTAAGGTCCATGCCGAAGCGCTCGCGAATACGCGGCGCAACCACCTTCTGAATGAATTCATCAGGTCGACGCGATGCCATTTCCAGAAACTGCGGCGCCAATCCCCCGACGACGGGGGTCAGCATGTGCATTTTCTTCAAAGCGCCAGCAATCGACGGGTCTTGCTTGATAGCGTCGTTGACGGCGTTTTGCATCAGCTTGGCCTGCGGGCTGACCGACATATCCCATAGGCCAAGGGACGTCATGAAGCCCTTAGCCTTGTTGTCCATGTGGCCGCCAAGAAGGCTGCTCACATAGGTCATCGCGGACGTGCCGGCCGTCGGCCCCGTCTTTGACTGCATGAAGGCGGCGAACTGTCCGAACAAGAATTCCGGGTCGAACAGGGTATAAGCCAGCTTGCCGGTCTGGGAAGCGTGGAAATAGTCGTTCGGGCCGACTTTGCCGCGCGATCCGAAGTACACCTTCGACATCATGTCGAGTTCGCGCTTCATTTCGGCCGGGCTTTGGGCCACGCGGTCGCCGCGGTGCTCCAGCGCCTTCACGGCGTTATAGACAAGACCCTCAACCGGCTTGCCGTCGTTCTGGATCTTGGCGGCAATTGAGAACTTCTGAAAGTCTTCGCTCATCTGCAGCGCCTTGGGCAGATCGCCTAGCGCCGTGTGCAGGTCGGTGATCAGGGCGATGTTCTCGCCGATCGTTGTGCCAAGGTTCTTATGCGCAAGCGTCTGGGCTTGCGCGAATGCGCGGGCGTTGTCAGCAGCCGAAAGATTCAGGACATTGAACTTCTGGCGTTCCTGCTCAAGCTTTTTCGCCTCTTCGTAAGGCGCTTTTAGCAAACCACCAAGGCCGCCGGCCAAGCCAAGCATCAGGCCGCCTTTCAAAGCCTGATTTTTTATGCTATCAATGCGTTTCTGGAGTCGCGCTGCCTGCTCCTCCGTCTTCATGAAGTCCTTAGACAGCGCCGCAAGCCCCATGCTCGCATGGTTGATTAGGCTGATTCGGACGCCGATTTTATAGGCTTCAAACATGAGGCACTCGCTCAAATACCGCATCCACGAATGGGCAGCGGACAGGTTTTCGTGGGTTCAGTACCCCGACATACGCCCTCAGAGCGCAAATGCGCGCAATCATCGGCTCCTGCGCTTCGTCCATCAAATGCCGCTCGGGAACCGGCTAGACATCCTGCTTTTCGGCGTCGGCCTTTTGCTCATGTCCATCATTGTCATGCTAGCCGTCGGCGTGCTTATTTGGGCACTTCTATAAGCGCGCATCAGATTGATTGGTCGTAACCAACCCGCCCGGGGATCGGGGCGCCGCCGAGCAGGCCTCGCACCAGCGCCTCACCGAAAATCCGTTTGATGAGCCGGTGGTTGTGGATCACGGCAGGCCCAAGGAATGGGCGCGGCGGAATCTCGTCGGTGCCGAGTTCCTGATACACCGCAATCTCGCTTTTCGAGCCAATAACCGCTTCCAAGCGGCTTACCTCGTTCTCAATTGAGTCTCGAAGCTCGCCAGAACGCAGCAAGGGGTCGTTCTCTGAATACCCCTGCTGCACGCGATCCTTCTTGGTACTTTTGTCCAACTCGGCCCACTTAGGGAAGGGTCCGACCGATTCCTGGTAATGACCGATCTCGTCTTTGGCTGTTTTCGTGATGGCGTTTGCCACCTCTTTGAGCCCCCGGTGAGCCTCCAAGGCGACGGCAGTTTGCAGTTCAACGAGATGAGTCGCGAATGCGGCGAGGCTTGAAAACTCCCTCATTTCGGCTCCTCAAATCGCATGGACTGAAAATTGAACTTGTGGCCTTCCATTTCACTGAAGATGATGGAAAAGGCCGCACGGTGCACGTCGCCCAACTGAAAGGCCACGTCAAACGGGACGCCGTTCTTTACCAGCCACAGCGCTTCCCGGATTGGCGTGGCCTCTACTAGTTTTTTAGCTCGGCCTTGTCGGCGTCGGGATTGGCGGCGCCGAAGTTCTCCTGAACCCCGTTCATCACCGCCTCCACCCCGGCATCGTCCAGACGCATGATCAGCGCCTCAAGTTCGCGCTCGCTCTGCGGTTGCAACACTGGATCGCCGTCAAGTTCTGCCACGTAGATCAGCGGCAGCATCATCGACGTGTAGACCTGATTCTTTGCGGAATCGCCCAGAATCTTGATCAACCGGAACTGCGCCAAGACACCCGGCTTCTTCAGCTTGATGATCCGACCGTTTGCGGCCGTCACAACCACTTCGGATGCGGCGGCTTGGACGAGTTGAGCGGACGGCGACGATGCTTCGACTTCAGTCAGTTCCAGCGTGGATTTCTTCGTCATGTTGGGTTTCCCCTGCAAAACCCCTGAATAGGGGCTGCGGAAGCGCACTCAGGGCAGCGCGCTTGTCGGTCGGCCAACCTATCCGCAGCCGAAAATTACTGCAGCTTGATCTTGCGCGACGCCTCGAAGCCGATTTTGACTTGCACGCGGTCATCGCCGACGAACTTGCCGCCCTCTTCCAGCCGCAGGGAGACCTTCGTATAGCGGTACTGCGTCACGGCGCCATTCGACTCGCTGATCGTCTCAAGGATCGTCGCGTAGCCGATGTTCACGCCCGAGTAGTACAGCGCCTCGAGCTGCACGAAGAAGTCGCCCACGACGTTGTCGGTGCGGTCCAGGCCGATCGTGCCGGTCCAGCCGATCGGCACGTTGGCGTGGTTGTTCTCGCCGCTGAGCGCGATCGATTCGATCGTCTTGTACTTGGGCTTTGCTTCCCAGTCGGTGACGGTCGTCGGCAGACGCAGCGGGCCGGTGGGCGTCATCACGTCCAGCACGACGTCCCGCCCGGTGTTAAACGGACCAATGGCCATAGTTGCTCCAGAAAAAGGGAAAGCCGCCCGAAGGCGGCTCTGTTAAGGCGGGAAAGGCTTAGAAGCTCGACAGTTGCTGACGGCTGATCGTCACGGACTGACCGCCTTCCTGGTTGATCAGGATCTTCTCGGCCACGGCCAGGTAGCGCACCCGCACATCGGCCTGCAGGTAGCCCAGCGCGATACGGCTCGGCGGGTTGTTGTTCAGGTCACACTGCACCGTGAAGTCGTCAATCTGTCCTTGCTGCTGCAGGTTCAGATAGAAGTTGTCGAGCGTGGCCTTGACGTTGCGGCGCAGCGGGTCGGTCGGCTGCGACGATTGCAGGCGGCCATCGTAGATGCCCATGCCTTGCGCTGTGGTGGCCGCGAGGTAGTTGGTCATCCGCGTGTAGTTGTCGCCGTTGCGAGTGCTGTCCGACGAACTGTTGTGGCCGATGCGCACGCCGAACTGATTGCCAGCCGGGATCGGGTTGGTGATGACGTCGATCCCCGCCTGAGCCAGGGACTGCAATTCGGCCGCGCTGTACTGCAGGTTCTGCGCCGACTTCTGCGTGCCAACGATGCCGTAGAGCTGCTTGTTCAGCGACGAATGCTGCGGCGCCAGATTGGCGAGCACGCCCACGACGTAGCCCTGCGGCGAGATCAGGCGAGTGCCGCCGTTGACCGGATCGAGGAAGTAGACCCAGTCGCCGAACATGTACTTGAACGCATACGAGTCGATGCCGGCGGTCGCCTTGGTCGATACGGCGTTGCTGATCGTGTCGCCCTGCGGCGTGACCCCGATCATGTACGTGCCTTCGGACAGGCCGTAGGAGACCTGCGTCGAGAAGGTCGTCGTGTCCGAGCAGTCCACCAGCGCGGCCACCGATGCACCCGTGCCGCGCAGCGCATACATGCCCTTGCGCGGGATCGTATCCACGCCCACCAGCGTCGTGCCGGTGATCGTCGTGGCGCCGTCCGTGCCGCTTGCGAGGTTGTACGTTGCGAGCGCCGGGGCGGTCGTGCCTGCGCCAGCCGTTGCGACGATGATCTGCGAAGGGCCGCGCGCGCCGACCTGGCCGTTGTTGATCGCGTTGGCCATGTTGACCCACAGCGCGTTGCCGGTGCCGGTGATGTTGTCGAACACTTCCGGCGTTTGGCCGGGCAGCGTGACGATGGCCTTATACGAGTTCGCCAGCGAACCGTTCGCCACCTGCACAGAGACCGAATTACCCAGCGTGCCGGTGTATTTGCCGGTGAACGTGATGCAGCTCGTCTGCACAACGACCGTGGCGGCCGTATCGGTGCCGTCCGTCACGCGCACGCAACGGAAGTTGTTGGCGCCCTGCAGGACAGCGGCAGCAACGGCCGTGCCCATGTCGTAGAGACGGTTCTGGATGGCGCCGTAGTTGCGCGCATAGTCCGCCATGCTGCCGATGCTGGTCGGCGCGTTGACCGGGCCCCACGTGGCGGTGCCGACGAAGCCGGCGACGTTGGTCGGGACGCCGTTCAGTTGCGCCACTTGCGGCGCGATGATCTGGACGATCAGATCCGGCACGATCAGCGCCGTGGTATTGACCTGACCGTACTGCACGATCTGTGTCATTCAGAGTCTCCAATGAAAAAGGCCCGCACTTGGCGGGCCTTCAGGCGAATCGGGAGGGGGTTGGGCTTTAGCTCGCCTTGGTCGGCTTGCTGGAATCGGTGGGCGCGGCGCGTTTCAGCACGTGGCCCTCGTTCTCGGAGGCCAGCACGCGGGCGACCTCGACGGGATCGGTGATTTCGTCGCCCTTGGCATACACGCCGAAGGGCTCGCGGACGGTCAGATGAAATTCCATGGTTGCCTCAGACGTTGGTAGTCGTGGTGTTCGGGTAAGTGCCGCCGTTGTAGCCGTTCACGCCGACGGCGGTGTTCTGGACGATGTCGACCACCGTCGTTGACGTGTTCACAACCGTCTCGACGTACTCGACCGTGACCATGATGTCGCGGCGGAAAAGCAATTCCTTCTGCGGCACGTCGTCGTCGCGTTGCCCTTTCAGAATCACGCGCGCGGCAGTCCCATCGGCCAGCGTCAGGAAGCGCGTGGCCATGATCGCGGGCGTGATCAGTTTCGCGATGGCCTTGCGGTTGTCCGGCGTGTTGGCCCAGACCGTGATCTGAAAAACCTGCTCCACGCGGCCGGCCTCGGTCATCTGCTGGCCTGAGCCACCGACTCGAGCCGCATTGATCGGCGGTCCAGTGTTCGGCAGTGTGATGACTGCGCCGCTGGACGTCGTGCCCGGATAGGCCGCGTTGATCTGGCTGGCCAGCGCCGCGGCAATCGTGCTCAGCGTATCGTTGGCGACCGTTTGGTACGTGAAGGCTGACGTGCCAACGATGACCGCCGTGTTCACTCCTGCGGCGACCGTGCCGCCGACCGTGACCGTGCGGCCGTTGATCGTGAGCGTCAGCGTCGGCGCCGTGACGGTCATGTCCTGCGGCACCGTCTGGTATCGTGTGGTGTTCCTGGCTTCAGGACGATTGAAAACGGACACATTCGCGATTCCGGCGGCGAGATCCGCATCAAGCTGTCCCGGTACCGGCCAGCCTGGATAGATGCGGGTTGCAGGCACTCCAGAGGCCGGCGACTGCGCATCTCCGTTCGGGTACAACACCCCGTCGATCAGCAAGACGAGAGCCGAACTGACATCGGTGAGATCGGCCATTACGTCTCCAATCGCTCGACTAGCAGGTTGTGCCCGAGCGAATTCCAGTAAGGCCCAACGACCTGATAGCGCTGCCCTAGGTCATCCGTCACGATATCGCGCGTCTTGATCAAGCCAAGCGCGGCTGATGCCACAGGGATGAACACGCGCCACATCGTCTTGCCGGCATCGGCAGGAAGATCCGCCGCCGGCCTGCCCCTGTCCTTTTGCAGTTGAATGGATGCAGGCAGACCAGACGCGACAGGTGCCTCGTTGGCTGGCGTTTCGCCGCCGTAGGGTTGAACTCCGACGCCGGCCTGGCCGTTCGGGCGAGTGATTGCCACAGTACGCGGGTAGAGGAAGGTCATACAAACATCCTCGCGCGCCACGGATTCAGCAAGGCTTTGACGTCATCGCTGATGACTGTCGCGGCGAACTGCTCGATCTGGGTATCGCCGGCCCGATAGGACTTCAAGGCGCCCATCTGGGCGTTCTGAGACATCGCCGTAATCAACTGCGCCGTGGCCAGCTTGATCTCGTCAGGCAGGTTCGTGTACTGGAACCCGGCGACGTAGCGGACCTTGATCTCGCTGTAGTACGCCAGCATGATGCCGCCGGCACCCAAAGCTGCCCCGTGCTCGAGTCGATCCCGGCGGCGCTGTTTGCCGGCCAGATTTCCCAAGCCGGCGGCCCGCCGAACTTGCTGATGCTGGCCAGCAGGTTGAAGTTATCGGTGTTGTAGCTCGCAGCGTCGCCGCGGCGGCCATACGCATACCGACCGGTACCGCCGACAATCCGCCCGACAGGCGTGTGCGCGAGCATCACCTCGCTGCGATTCTTCGGTAGGTAGCGCTTCTCGGTGATCAGCAGACCGGTATCGATCGTGCATCCAGCGGCGTGAGGGAATTGAACGCCCTGCGCCCCGATGGCCGCTGTCGTGCCGAGCGTCAGCGTGTTGCCGGTCATGCTGGTGATCTGCACCGACTCCACAAGCGAAGGATTCGCCCGATCCAGCACAACACATTCACCGACCTGCAGCACTTGCACCGGGCCATTCACTTGCACCTGGATGCCGTTGCCAGGACCGAACGCGCCAACGCTGGTGAACGTCAGTTCCGGGCTCAATGCGGCCATGTAGGCAGGCTGCCCGGTGGAGTCCTTCACGTAGATCAGGCCAGCCGGGCGTCGCAGGTACGCATCCACCAAAACACTCGCCTGCGTGACCTGTTGGGCCGTCGCGCTAGGCACGCCGAAAGCCGCGTAGTCAGTCGATTGCAGGTAGGTGGAGGGCATAGATCAGATGCGGTAGAGCACCACGCCGACTGCGGCAGCGGTTGCGGTCTTGGCGACGCGGTAGATGCCAGGGGCATTCAATACCGCTTCCATCGTCGTGGAGGTCATCTGGGCGCAGATGGCAGCCGGCACGTTCTGCCAGTTGCCGCCCGCGTCTTGAACTTGAACGGTAGCCGTCTCGCTCGCCCCAAGGCCGCCCGCGACCAGCGAGCAAGCGCCGTCAGCGGCAGACAGTTGGAACGGCTGAGAGGTGGCGGCACCCGTTTGGGCGCCGATCAGAATTTGCTGGGCGACGCTCATGCAGCAACCCCTTCAGGGAGGATGATCGGGCTGCACGAGGCCAGCTCACGATCAATCAGATACTTGCCGAGGTTGTCGGGGACTTCCGCAACACCCTCGATGAATTCGACAGCGAACATGCGCGGTTTGCCGGTCTCATCCATCCAGTCGGAAACCGGGTGATGAACGCCAGGTTGAACGAATGTGGTGGATTTGCCGCGCGCGCCGGGGTGATAGACCTTCATGTCGCCTCTTGGAAAGACAAAGGGCCACCCGAAGGCGGCCCTTTTTAGTCACTGCCGCCCGAATTACGGACGCTGCACTTGCACCACGGCGTGGGCGTACGAAGCGCCCTTGAAGATCACCGAATCGAACTTCACGCCCACGAACTGGCCGGACAGGTTGCCCACCAGACCCAGTTGGAACAGGCGCGGATTCGGGTTGTCTTCCTTGCCGCTGATGTACGGAATCTCGATTTCCGATTCCATCAGGATGGCTGCGTAGTAACCCTTGACGCCGGTCGGCGTTGCCGAGAAGCCGTACTGCGCGGTAGCGGCCGGCGTGGTCGGCATGAACGGATCGCCGATCAGCGGCAGCTTGCCGACTTGCGTCGAGATCGCGGCCACGGTGACGCCGGCCACGACTTCCATCTCGTCCAGCGTGATGCGCGAGGCCTTCGCTTCTTGGTCGATGAAATCAGCCAGCAGCGGGTTCAGGTAGATCGCGGTCGGACGCACGACGTACGTCTGGTTCGCGACCATGTTGGCCACGGCGGTCTTCAGGCCGTCGATGATCGATGCGCCTTGGGCGATGACCGATTGTTGGGTGATCTGCGACAGGCCGCCCATCCATTCCAGCGTGGTCGGGGCCGACATGCTGGTGTCGGTGCCGGCCCAGAACATCGAAGCGCGCTTGAGTTCGATCGCGCTGATGATGTCGTCCACGTCCTTGGCGACCACGCTGGCGAACTGGCCTTGCTGCTCGGTCACATCCTTGTCGAACAGCGACAGATTGGACTGAGCGGTCACGGCCTTGATGAACGCCGGACGTTCCACACGGGTCGGGCCGGTGGCGGTCGCCGACAGGTTGCGCGGGTCAACGGCTGCCGCGCTCGCCAGAGCGGTCTGCTCGAAGTAGCGGTGCGGGTGGCCGGTGGCCTTGTTCGGCTTGATGCGCTGCAGGGGGATCGACGAGCGGCGCAGAACGTCCATGATCTCGCGCTCGAATTCGGGAACTTCGATCGCGCCGGTGCCGAGATAGTCGGCGGCTGCGTCGAGGCTCAGCAACTTGGTTTGAACACCCATGTTCTATGCTCCAGAAATGAAAAACCCCGCCGAAGCGGGGTGCGGGTGATGCGGGAGGATTCGGGGTCAGGCTTGGCCGACGACCATCAGGCCTTCGTGACGCATCTTGAGCTTGGCCTCGATGGCCTTCGTGCCCTTAACGCCAGCGGCTTCGAGCGCCTTGTCGACCTGCTCGACGGTGAGCTTCTTGCCGTCGGCGACTTCGGCCTCTGCAATGCCGCCCTTCGCCAGCAGCGTCTTGATGGCCGGCGAGATGGTCTTGCGTTCCGGCTCTTGCGCGGTGGCGAAAGCCTTGGCCTGCAGATCGGTCAGCTTGGTCTGCGAAGCTTCGAGAGCTTCTTGCAGCGGCTTGACAGCGGCAGCAACGGCATCGGAGATGGCCTTTTGCGCTGCGGCCTTGTCGGCAGCGGCTTCCACCGTCGCGCCCGGCAGGTAGTCGTGGTCGCGGTAGATGTGCGGCACGTTGCCGGAGACGGCGGCGGCGGCCATGTGCGCAGCCACGCGGCGAACGACGCCCACGTGGCCGGCGGTCGCATGCGTGCCCACGCCGGCCTTTTCCATGGAATCGGCGGCTGCGTTCAGCGCGTCAACGTGCGGCTTGACCTGATCGATGATCGGGCCAGCGAGCGATGCGCCCTTGGCCTCCAGTTCAGCGACCTTGCCAGTCAGCGTTTCGACGGCCGCAGCCAGCGGCTTGTTGGCCTCGGCGAGCGCGGCCAGGAGTTCTTCCTTGGTCATTTCAAGTTCCTGTTCGGCCTGAGCGGCCAGTGATGTGGTGGTATAGGCCGCCAGATGCTTGTAAAGCACGGCCGCTCCGGTGAATACGCAGTGTTCTACTACCCAAGGGTCGGCACTTTGGTCGGAGATGGCGGCTAGGCACTCATACGAGAACCCAAGACGATTCTTCTCCGCTTTAATGCGCGCACATTCTTCGGGAAAGTCACTTGCGTACAGGAAGCCCGCGATTCCAATCGCGTTTCCTTCAACTCTTGCTTCGGTGATAACCCCGATCTTGGCCTTCTTGTCGTGGCCATCGAAGTCTTCCGTGTAATCAATCGCCATGCCCAGCAGACTGGGGATGGCTCTCTCAGCAACATCGCGCGGGATGTACGTTCGCTTACCGGTGCTGCCGTTCGGCGGCGCGTCGGACGGCTCATCGATGCGCGTCAAGATGCCTGAGAAAGGCATCCTGTTGGGATGACCTTCGACATCAGGCATCGCCAGCGACATCGCTTCCAAGTTAAAGGCCAGCGCATGCAGCTCCCAACTGGAAACATCGATGCCGAGTGCCTTTGCCTTATGGATGATCCTGCTTCGCGCTTCCTCGCGCTCCGAGTCGGAAAGGCCCTGAGTGCGCGGCAGTTGCGACCAAGCCATCCGAACGTGCCGCTCGTCGTGAATTGGTAGCGCCCTCTTTCCTGGCACCCCAAAATCACTATCCGGCAAGGCGTCACGCCGCTCTTTGGATAGGCTCATGTTGATCCCCGTGCATTTCCTTCCGAATATTTGAAATCGTGGTGGCGCTAACGCCGAATTCAGCCGCTAGGACATAGCCAAGGTCGCCAGAACGGAGTCGCGCTTTCACCTGAGCCGACTGTTCCGGCGTCAGCGCGCGGCGTGACAATTGCGGACCCCGCGGCTTGCGTTTTGCAATCGACATCCTCATCCGGGTCTCATCAGAGAGCTTGCGCCCGGTTAGAGCATCCGAAAGCCGCTGGCGGGTCTGTTCGCTCATGGGCGGCAGCGGATTGCTCTGGCGAAGCTCACGCTCGCGCAGTCTCGCCTCTTCCGATTTCTTAAATCTTCGGCCGGTCTGCGCGGCAATCTGCTTTGCGATGGACTCTGGGCGATGCTTCCTACCCCGCATTGGGGCTTCGGCATGTTTGGCGATGTTGTATCCGCACTCGCGCACGGTGCTGCGGTACGAGTCAATCCAAAACTGTTCGCGAACAAGCAGCTGGTCGACGTCTTGGACAATCTCGATCAGCTCGAATTGGAATGCACCACAACCATATTTCGCCCAGGCGCGCTGCAACGAGATTGAGTGGTGCCTACCGCAGTTCAGATCAGATCGATGTTGCCGCCAGCGAGTCGTAACATCGCCGGACGAACCGATATAGACCTTGCCGTTCGACACGTTCCGAATGACGTAGATGCCAACCGCCATCGATGTTCCTTACAGAACGGCCTTGATCTTGGCGATCATCGCCTTGACGTCGTCCGATGCCTCGCGCTCGACCGCTACCAGCAGGGAGCGCAGATCGCCGATGCCGGTTTCAAGCGCGGCCAACGCGCCGTGTGCAGCGTTGTCGCCGGCTTGTACCGCACCCTTGAGTGCCGCCTGAACCTCGGCCAAGAAGCCCTGCGGAGTTTCGGCCACGTCAGCGGCATCAGCACCGGCGGCTTCAGGAGCCGCAGCGTCGTTCTTTTGTCGTGCCATGGTGTCCTCAGAGGTTCGCAACGAGGTTGGCCAGCGCGGTTGCGGCGTTGGCATCCAAGATGCCGCCGGCGGCGTTGATGCGCGCAACGGCGATCTTCAGGTCGGCGATCTTCGCTTCCAGCTCGGCAAGACGGCCCAGTTGGGCGTGGTTTGCCGCGGTCGGCGCGCTGTTGATCGCCTTTTCGGCCGCGATTCGGGCCGCTTTCACATCTGCGTGCTGGGTCATGGTCAGGTCTGCAACTGTGTGATGGCGTTGTTGATCGCCGTCAGGTTGGCGCCAGCCGGCACGTACGTTGCGAGACGTTGCAACTGCGCGATGGTCTCGACGAGCGTGTTGTTGATCGCGGAGAGCATGCCTTGCGCGTCTTCAGCGCCAACGGCAGAGGCGACGGCGTTCTTCTCGGTTGCCGACAGAGCGATCGTCCCGAGGTTTGCGATGTAGGTCGTCATTGATCAGGTCCTTGAGGTGATCAACCGAACAGGAACCAATCAATCGTGCCGGATGCCAAGGTGTTGGCAGCCAGGCGCGGCGACAGATTGATCGTGAAGCCGGTGGAGGTCTTGGCCGAGATCCACCAAGTGGCGTCCTGGCCAGGGTTGACCACCACGCCGAAGTTGGCGGGCAGATTCTTCAGGCCGCTAACGACGACCGTCACCGATGCGCCAGCGCCCCCGCCGGCAGCATTGGCTACGCCGATACCAGCGCCGACCAGCGCGCGGCCCTTCTGGCTGAAACCGTAAGCGCCATCGGGCACTTCCATTGCAAAGAGATCAAACGGCATTTCTGCTCCTGTAGGGCGAACGCCCATGAAAAAGCCGCCCCGAAGAGCGGCTGCTTGTCAGGCGTTCAGCCTGTCATTCCTTTGTAGCCAGGTCAGGGTTGACCTGTTTGGCGCCCATTGCGCCCTTCATGGCGATCTCGACGTCGGCATACGGCAGGTCTGCCCACTGGCTTTCCAGCGGCGGCAGTCCGCGCCGCGCTCGGTATTCGTTCGGGGTGATCGCGTTGTTCTTGTATTCCTTCTCGTAGACGTTCGCGAGGTTCAGTTCGTCCTCACGATCAAGCCCGCGGAAACGGAATTCAATCTGGCTGAACCCAAGCCGCGCCTCGATCGACTCGCGCGTCAGGTAGGCAGAGAAGTTGCGTGCCGTCGGCTTGATGATCGCGTCCCAGTCGCGGTCGTCGCCGACCTCGCTGGTATTGCGGTTCACGTCCGCCTCGACGCCCAGGTTCTGCGGGCTGAGTTCAAACGCCGTGGCGATCTCGCGCAGCAGGAACTCTTGGTACTTCAGGTACAAGGCATCGTCTGACGAGCCCCGCAGCTTGTGTACCTGCACTTCCTCGCCGCCGACGATTGGCGTCTGGCCCTGCCCTTCGATCTCGTTGCGCCACCAGTCCCGGAACGCATCAAGCGTCGTCCGATCCATGCCCGTGAACTGCAGCAGGTTTTCCGGTTGGCTGTTGCTCGTCAGGTTGCCGGCGTAGTCAGCGACGCCGAGTTGGCGATTGATCGAGTTGAACGCGACCTCAAGACAGCCGTAACCGAATGGATTCTCGGTGTTCGGGTCTTTGCGGATGTAGATCAACTGCTCATTGAGCAGCGAAACGCCCTGAACTCCGCCTACGTTGCCGTAGCCCTGCGTTTGCAGGTACCGCGGCTCGTTGCGATCGCCCGACCAGGCCGCATAGACCTGGATGGAAAGCGCGTCAACTGGCCACATCCACAGTGGCCGGATCTTGTCGGCGCCAATCTCCTGCTCAATCGCGCCAGTGCCGCAGATCAGATAGTCCTCGACGCACTGCTCGATCAGCGTGCGGAACGAGTCATCATTGTTGGGCCGCTGCAAGCATGCGGTGGCGACCTCGATCTGCCGCTTGAGTTCAGACGTCTCTTTGGCGTTTGCCTTGGGGACGATTTCCCACTCAAGCTCGGCGATCGCACCCTTGATGCGGTTGATCGCTCGCCGCGCATAAGGCGTGCGGCTGAACATCCGCAGATTCGACGGCGTCGGTTTGATGAGGGGCCGGTCCTTTTGGTACCGGACACTCCCCAGGTTCATCAGCCGCGCATAGGCCGTCGACACGCGCGCCGGCGCCTTACGCATCCGGCCGGCCCACAGTGCTTGAGCTAGTCGATCGCCAGACCAATCGGCCACGCGCTGCAGGAATGGTTTTTTGCGTACCGCCATGGTTTTCCTAGACGCTGCCGAATGCAAAGGTCGGTTTATCGATCGGCCACCGTTTCACGATGAAATAGCCAAGGGCGTCGGGCGCGTGGTCCTTGCCGTTCTTCTTGTCCGGCTCGCCGTTTTGGTCATACACCTGTTGCTCAAGGCACTCAGTCACGGTCGGGCACTTGCGCGTGTTGACGAACAATTGCCTTGCGCCAATACCGTTCAGGATCAACCCGTTGACGGCATTGACCCGGTCCTTGACGGCCGGATTTGTCGATCCAACGTGCACCGACAGGCCGTGATCGCGCAGAATCTGCAGATCAGAGAGCGAAGCATTGACCGACTTGTGACCTCGCCCGCTCGCATCCGGATAGACCGTGATGTGGTGCCCGGGGAAACGCTCGACCAGTAATTGCGCAAGCGCCGGCGTATCCCGAACGCCCGTGAGTTCATCAAGGATCATGGGGTAGCCGAAGCGATCCACCCCGATGACTGCGGTGCAGTTGTAGACGTTGAAGTCCACACCCACATGCAACGGCTCGCCGTCGATGATCTCGGCGTCCGTGTGGTTCTTGTGCCGGTCAAAGTCCGGATACACCGCCCCGCTCGTCAGGTTGACGAACAAGCCCTCAAGGTATGCATCCAGCAGGTTCGCCGGATAGATCGCCCGCAGCTGGTCGACGTAGCCATCCGGAAGGAATGGGTTACTCGACGTCGGCGCGCGGTAGAGGATGTATCCATCCTTCGGGTCTTTCTGCCACGTCTGGTAGACGAAGCGAAAGCCTTCCGGGGTCGTGGCAATCGCCAGCGTGTTCTTGTCGCCGTCCGGCTTTTTCTTCCGGCAGCGAGCTAGGCACTTGCGCCAGGCGTTGGCCGCCTTCTTCTCGTCCAGAATGTCGAACTCATCGATCCCGCCGTCCGAAATCTCAAAGCCGACGATCCGATCGGGATTGTCCAGCGTGCGAAAGATGACGTTGCCGCCGGTGCCGACCTTCAGTTCCTTGTCCGACTTGTTCAGCTTGTGCCGGATCTTCATCGCATCCAGCCGCTCTTCAAACTTCGGCCAAGCGATGAGGCTGATCAGGTCATAGGTCGGCGCGAAGTACCCGACGTTGAACATCGGGTACAGCAGCTTCTTCATCATCAGCCGCGTGACCAGCGCGTCGGACTTGCCCGCACCGAACCCGCCCACGAAGGCCGGGAACTGATGCTCGGAGAACACGAAATCTTCCTGCGGCTCGGTCAGCGCCAGATTGACTTCAAGTTCACTCATCCTTTCGGGCCCGGCGTACGGTGATGCGGATCGATTCCGGCGCGTCGCCGTCCTCGTCGGCCATCAGGTCGCGGCGAGCAAGTTCGAGCTTTCGGATCAGGTCAATCTGCCGGATGATCAGGTCGGCGTAGTCGGGCGCGGCGGCCTTCAATTCCTTCTTGTCGTACGGCTGCATCGACTCGGTCGCGCGGTCGTATTCCTCGCCGATCTTGCGAGTGACCTGCAGCGCGCCGTCGACCATGTCCATCAGGTCAAGCGAGCCGGACAGGCGCACGAATCGATGGAGCTTCACCCGGGCCAGCCGGATCTCGTCGTCCAGGCTGCCAACCTCGGCGCGCTCGTACAGCACGCGCTCATCAGAGGTCAGGGCATCGGAGTAGAAGCCGTGTTTCACGGCATTGGCATTACCCTTGGGGGCGCCGGTGCTTGCTCCGCCATGCAACTTGCAGCGCGTCTTGCCTTCCATTGGAGCCCGTTTGCACGGCGCTCCTGACCGCGTCTTGGCTCCGCATGTGCTTGCCATGCGTGGCCTCGTTCATGGGGTTGTTTCGTGAGTTTTAGGTTTTGACTATCGCGAGCGGCTCGCCGCCGGATATAAACCCGTTATTTCTGAGACTTTCGGCGCGGCAAGATAGAGGCAATCTATTGCCACCCATCAATCACGCCCTTCCTCGTGAGGGGATCAACCGCACCCGTGCACCACGGCGCATGATGAAGTCGGCGACGCTCTCAGGTTCAGGCCACGGCCCACCGAGATACGCGAGCACGATCCGCGCGCGCAGATACCAGTTCACCCACCATGCGATGCTGATCTTGAGGGTGTACTCAATGGCTTCCATGGCAATCACTCGCCCGGTTCGGATAAGTGAACGGCGCCGTTAGCCATTCGACGAAACGAGACCGGTACTCTCGCATGGACTCGCCAGATCGGCGCTTATCCATGGGCTTCGGGCCGCCTGCAAATGTGTAGGCGTCAAGGAAGTTGTCGATAAACTCCTCGGACTCGCCCATCCAGTTCAAGTCATCCCACCAGATGCGGAGTCTGCGTAGCAGGTTCACGATGCGTCTCCACCCATGGGCAAACAGTCTGTGTGCAAGCACCCTTCCCGCCCAATCGCCCCGACTGCCTCGTCTTCGCCCTCTTGGTCGTACAGGTGAGGTAAGACGCTGGGGAAATGGCCATTGCTTGGAATGGCCTCGTCATCATCGAAGGTGCGCTGCGGCCGGGGCATGTTGGAATAATGGCCGGACATGCCGGTCAAGAGGAATGATTAATACGGCGCGCGATTCGCGATCGTTTTGCCCTGCGCATTTAGAACATAGGCATTGCCGGTCAAGGTGAACTGCCGCATGCTGTTGTCACCCGTCACATGTGCCACCACTTGGCTTCCATCTCGAATGAAGTCCAATTGCTCATGGTCGAGGATTTGAACCACCGTGAAATTCTTTTCGACGGCGTTGTCCGGCATGTCTTCTGCCGACATCAGTTTCAAATACATCATGGTCTACTCCTAGTGAATGGGCATCTCTGCCCGAATAAAAAGCGACCCGATCAGCGCGGGCCAAACGCGCAGAGCGCGAGGGGAGATGGTTGCGGCAAGTGGAATCGAACCACTGACCTTCGGGGTATGAACCCGTTGCGCTACCGCTGCGCCATACCGCAAAAATGGCTGTCCGAGCTGGAATCGAACCAGCCTCACACGGATTAACAGTCCGGCCGCACACCTTTGTGCGTTTCTGACAATTGAAGAGGGAACCACCGCGCCGGGTTGATGAGCCCGTACGGCTTACGTGGGGGACAAGTCTTAGCGCCGCATCCATGCGGCTGTGCGCTCTACCCTGGAATTTGGGCCCCAGTTGACGCATCAATGGTCGACTGTCGCTGTCACCCTCACAACTGAGCCCTGTACCGCGAGTGGCGCGGCGGTCCCGGCAACAGAACCAAGCCCCTGTTCCTGGCGGTTGCCGTCGACAGGAGGAAGCCCAAGACTCATGCGTGAGGATTCAGGGGCCCACGCACCAGACGGACAAGCCGCGCCGATCTCGTGGGTAAGTTGTATCCCTGACAGAACCCCGCGACCCGTTCATCCGCGCAGGATGCGTTCGACCAGCCATGCCGGCAGTTTCGGGGTTGTGTCAGGAGCCTCAATCTGAGGCAGTGTGTTTGTTGCGCCACACAAAAGTTCGCCGCGTTTGCTTTTTGATAACTCTTTATCTATATTCGCGCTTAACAGCCAATCTGTTATCAAAGATCACGCCGGATCACCCGGCAAGGAGGTTTCCAGCGATGACTAGCTACCCAGCAGAGTTCGGCGCCCAACATGTGCAGGCGCTTGGAGACGCAAACAGAAGAGTTTGAGCGCGGCCCTTTGATCGGCGCGGGGGTCGCGTAGCGGTACGGGGAAGTTCGGCGCCGAGACAACAAAAAAGCGACCCCGCCGACGAGCGGGGTTTTTCTTTCTATCTGGTCTTACTTTTCTTCAATACCAGCGCCTTGCGCGCGGGCGTAAATTCGATTTGCCGGGGCCAAAAACGACTAGAGCCCGATCAATGTCGGGCTCTGGCTGGCGGGGAACGCTCTCTTTGCGGCGAATGCTTCGCTAACTTACACACATCCTAGCAGATTCGGCGCATACATGCAACCATTTTGAGAACAGGTTATCAACTGGGCGAAAAAAAACGCAGTTGGAGCCGATGTTGCAACTCCCCTGCTACGGTGACCGCGCTGCCTAGGTTCTCTCGGTCGGCCAGCGCGCCCATGGTCTTGTACTTCACTGTTCCGTCCTTCATCACGTAAGCGATGAGAACCCCCTCCACGTCCCCGGTTTCGTAAGCGTCAGCGATATCTCTCAGCTCGTCCCCCGGCGTCGAATCGTTAGCGCCGCTTGGAAACATGGGAATTACGTTCGCTTGTTTTGCTCTTGGCGTCATTGTCCTTCAGGGTAACAACCCTTCCTTTTGATTTGCCGGCCTGCGACTTGGCCAGGCTGATTTGCCCCAACACATCATCCCCCCCTTCTGGATTCTCTATCAGCCGGAGGAGTGCCGCAACAACATCCGTTACAGGCCGTGGCAATTTAAGCAAACGGGTGTGCACGTCCGCAGCGGCCATCTTGTGCCCATCCGGAATGTGCGGGATATCCATCCAACCACGCGGCTTATCCATCCCATCCTCAAGACGATGAGCGACGTCATCTCCCATGTTGCGAAAACCGCTTTTGCAATGGGTGATGTAGACGCGCCCCACGCCGGTGCGCGCCGCAAGTTTCATGATGGTCGTCGCCTCATCTATCAGGAGGTTCAGATTCAGTTGGCGTATCTCGTTTCGGTTCATGCCCCGGATTTTAGGTGTGATAGCGCCGTTGTCAACATGTTCCCATGGAGATAACCGCTTATCGTGATAAAGTGTTCTCACCAAAACAACCTGTGGGAGAACCGCATGAACCTGGTCGAATGGCTTGACGCGATGTGCCTGAACAGCAAGAACCTCACCCCCGGCGAGCGTGAGCGGCGCAAGGCAGAACGCACCCGCATCCTCAAGAAGGCTGATGCCACCATGAATACGCTGCGCATGTCGCGTCATCGCGGCGTCATCGGCATCAAGCTCGCGAGACGCTTGGAGAAAGCATCCAAGGGTTCCAGCGCCGAGTTCAAGGTGGCTGACCAGATGCCGGAACTGGCGCAGAAGCAGTAGGAAAAAAATTTCTTACCGATGAGAACATGCTATCAAAGTTCTCGGTAAGCATCTGTTAATCGGGCAGGCGGTGGCCACCGTCGCGCGGGCTCGCCCTGGCCCGCGCCGCCCGGCCTATTGGCTGTTGAGGCAATGGAGCACTGATATGGAAAAACAACCCAGATCCGGGAGAGTCCGCCATGCGTGACTATGGCAAGGTCGGCCCCAAGTTCTGGATCGGCGAAACAGGGAAGGCCCTCAGAAAGCGCGGCGCTGACGCTCAACTCGTCGCTCTCTACCTGATGACCAGCCCGCACGCGAACATGCTGGGGCTTTACTACGTTCCCACGGCCTACATCGCACACGAGACAGGACTAGGCATAGAAGGGGCTTTGAAGGGCCTTGCTAGTTGCTGCGAAGTTGGTTTCTGCCATTACGACGAGGCTTCAGAGATGGTTTGGGTGCCAGAGATGGCCCAGTACCAGATCGCAGAGCGCTTGACCGGCAAAGACCTGCGCATCAAGGGCGTCCAGAATGAGTATGACTCTCTTCCCGGAAACCCTTTCCTGAAGCCGTTCTTTGAGAAATACGGCGAGGCGTTTTGCATGGAGAGATGCCGCCATCACGATAGGGGGCAACAAGCCCCTTGCAAGCCCCTTGCAAGCCAAGAACAGGAGCAGGAGCAGGAACAGGAGCAAGAACAGGGAAAACACTTGTCCGGCAAGCCGGACGATGAGGCCGAAAAAATCCTTGCGCATCTGAATGCCGCCGCAGGTCGTGACTATCGGCCGGTGCCCTCGAACATCAAGCTGATCCGCGCACGCCTCAAGGAAGGCGCAACGCCCGCGGAGATACGCGCCGTGATCGACCTCAAGGTCAAGCAGTGGGCCAAGGACGCGAAGATGGCGCAGTACCTGCGGCCCGACACACTTTTCAACGCCACGAAGTTCGCCCAGTACATCGGCCAGCTCAAGGCCGGCGTCCCGGTTGATGACCGGAGCGTTGAGGGATTTTTGGCAACGTTTGACGGGCCGCCAGATGACGGCATGACGATCGACATGGAGCGCGACCATGCATGAGCAGGACAGGAAGGAATTTGCGGAAGTGATCCGCGCGACGTTCGACAACTATCACCGCGAGCAGCCGATGAACTCGACCCTGCGAGTGTGGTGGGAAATGCTGGCCGGCTTCGACATGGCCGCCGTTCGGGGTGCATGCATGCGCTATATCGCGACCGAGCCGAAGTATCCGCCGACCATTGGGCAATTGCTCGGCCTTCTGCGCGGCTCCAATGGTGGCGACGGCCGACTTGGCGCCGATGAGGCTTGGGCGCGCGCGCTAACCGGGATGGATGAGTCGGAAACCATCATCACGACGCCCGAGATCATGGCGGCGTTCAGCATCGCCCAGACGGTTCTTGAAAGCGGTGACGAAGTTGGAGCCCGTATGGCGTTCAAGGATGTCTACAACCGTATCGTGTCCGAGGCCCGGGCCGCCGGCAAGCCGGTTGAATGGCAGGCTTCGCTTGGGTGGGATGCCGAGAAGCGCGCGCGTGTTGTGAACCAAGCGGTAGCTGCTGGTTTTCTCCCGGCACCGAAAGCCGCTGCCCTTCTTCCTCCGCCTAAGCCAAAGACGCAAGACGTCTACCCCGAAGGGCTCGCGAGGGTGAAGGCCATGATGGCGACGCTTACCTCAAAAAGGGAACAGTTTCAACGAGCGCGCGAAGCTGAGTCTGCTGCAGATCGAGATCGCACGGCGGCGGCAAAACAGCAAGCCGAGGAAATGACGCGCGAGCACGAGAAAAAATCTGCCTCGGATTTTGCTAAAAACCCTACCCACGCCGCTTCATTTTAACTATACTGATAACACGTTATCCGCGCTGTTACCACGCCATGGTCGAATGCATCGATTGCAAGCACTGCGACATGAAGACCGAGAAGGCACAGGCGCGCTTGGGCTTTGGTCACTGCGCATTCGAGCCAATGGCGGGGCGCTTCAACAACGTGAAGTGGCCGCGTGACTGCAACAAGTTCGAGGCGTTGCCCGCAGAGAAGTCCGAAGCGCGGCGCAACTGGCTCAAGGGGAGGAATTGATGGCAGGGAATCAAAAGCCGCGCAAAGGCTTCAGCCCGAGATTGCGCACCCAACCATGGCGAGTATCGGCCGTCTTTCATCCGCTGGAATCCGTGCTCTTGCAAATCGAGCAGACCGGCGAAGTGACGACGGACGGCAAGGGCATGCCGATGTTCAAGGACGCCGGCGACGGGCACTGGTACGCAACCACGCCCGCGATTGAAGGGATCGTCGAGGCATACGCCACGCACGAGCTGCGCAGCGGCCGGCCGATGCCGCTGGACAACCTGCGCAGGTTCGCCAAGAAGCTCGAATACGCGAGCCCGCTCACGCTGGAAGATTGCGCCGCCGTCCGCCGCGACCTTGCCGCCCTTCGCAGCGAAACGCTGGCCATGACGGTCGAGTACGCGGCCAGCCTGGTCCGCACCACGCAAATCAAAATCGAACTCGAGAGGATCGCCGCATGAGAGAAGCCGAGAAGCCGCGCGCCGTCCGCATGGTGCAGCTCGTGCATGAGCTGAACCTCTACGCGGGCGAGCAGTTCACCATTGACGACCTCGTCCACATCTTCAAGACGACAGCCAAGCGCCTAGAAAAGCTCTGCGCCAAGGCCGTCGACAACTTCCAGCTTCGCACGGGCCGCAACACTGCCGGCCACCGCGTCTACTGGGCCATGAGCGCGTCTGAGCGCGAGATGGTCCGCCGCACACCGACCGGCGACATGACCGGTTACACCGAATACCTGCATTCGCACTGGCGCGTCGCTGAGGGTGCGCCTTGGGGGCGGTGACATGAGAATCCAGCACTTCCAGCGCAACCTCAACGGCCGAGATTTCGCCGTCGGCGACATTCACGGCTGTTTCAGCCGCCTGCAGTTGCATCTCGACACCATCGGCTTCAACCCGGAATGTGATCGCCTGTTCAGCGTCGGCGATTTGGTCGACCGTGGGCCGGAGTCCGACCTAGCGCTTGAGTGGCTGGATAAACCGTGGTTTCACGCAGTGCGCGGCAATCACGAAGACATGGCCATTCGATTCCCGCGCGGGAACATGGACACGGTCAACTACGTGCAGAACGGCGGCGGCTGGAACGTCGGCAACCCGCGTGTCGTGCAGCAGTTGTTTGCCGACTACTTCATGGCGCTACCGTTGGCGCTGGACATCGAAACGGCCAACGGTCTGGTCGGCATCGTCCACGCGGAATGCCCATTCCCGTCTTGGCGAGACTTCGTAGAAGTCCTTGAGACCCCCGAACTTCCTTCGCCTCTCAAGCGGGCGATTCTCGAAACAGCCTTATGGGCACGCGATCGCATCAATGCCCTGCGCCCCGATGAAGTGAGCGACGTCCGCGCCGTCATCGTGGGACACACGCCGGTCGAGCGATTCACCAGCCTTGGAAACACGCTTTACATCGACACGGGCGCAGTCTTCCGTGAGCGCGATTTCACCATTTTGAATCTCAGCACGTTGCGGCCGGTGGATCTTGGCGTGCGCCTTGATTGGGAGGAAGTGGAGTGAGCGAGAAGCCAACTAATCCGAAAGACAGCGTCGGCATCCGCAAGGCGCCCATGTCCACGGTTTCCGCTGTCGTCATGGCCGAGGTCGGCGTCGCCATGCTTGAAGGGGCGGCCAAATACGGGCGCCACAATTACAGAGCCGTTGGCGTTCGCGCTTCCGTCTACTACGACGCCACACTGCGCCACCTGTTTTCCTGGTGGGAAGGCGAGAACATCGACCCGGATTCGGGCATGTCGCACATCACGAAGGCGATCACGTCCCTCGTTGTTCTCCGTGACGCGATGATCCAGGGAAAAGTCACAGACGATCGGGCGCCATCATCCGGACCGTTCTATTCGGGCCTAAACACTGCCGCTGCGGCGATTCTTGACCGGCACGCAGACAAAGCCCCGTATCACTACACCATCGCCGACACCAACGGCATGGCCGAACACGCCGCGCGCGAAACCGACGCGCGCCTGATCGCTGATTCCAATGCGGCGGTACACGGCTACCCGCCAATCCACACCGAGGCTCTGCATGCAATCAAAACGACTGAGCCTCGTTGAGGCGCTGGCCAATACCTGTGTTGGGTACGGCGTGAACTTCACGGCCAATCTCCTGATCTTCCCGCTCTTCGGGATGCACATCAGCATCCGCGACAACTTCGTGATGGGGCTGATCTACACGGGCATCTCCATTGCGCGCGGGTACGTGCTGCGCCGGACGTTCAATCGCATCAAGGAGGCAGTGTGAGCAAGCTAACCGAGTGGTTCCCCGGCGAACTGAAACCAGTGCGGCCGGGCCTCTATGAGCGCAAATACCTTCAGGTTACAGGTGGCTTTCGTGCGTGGCTTGAATGGTTCGACGGCAAAGAGTGGCACCACAGAAAGCCTGAAGCGGGTGACGACCTCGCGTGTCTGAATCAAGAGCGTCAATGGCGCGGCCTCGCAAATGAACCGCAGGAGGCCGCATGAAACGCGCCCTAACCTTCGTTGCCGCCCTCATCGGCGCGTTGATCTACGCGGCCGTTACCTTGTGTCTAGTGCCGTTTGCCGGCGCGATCTGGGCGCTTAGCTGCGTTGCGCGCGGGCTGGAGTGGATTCAGGAGCATGTCGCGTGAGGAAGTATCGCAATGTCAAGGTGACCACGGAAGCCGGGACTTTCGATTCCAAGCGGGAGCATGCCCGTTACCTGGAACTGCTGATGATGCAGCGCCAGAAGTCGATCAGCAATCTGCGCAGACAGGTCGAATACATCCTGATCCCGGCGCAGCGCGACGCGAGCGGCAAGGCCATCCGCGCCGTGAAATACATCGCCGACTTCGTTTATGACCTGAACGGGAAACAGGTCGTTGAGGACGTGAAATCCGAAGCAACGCGGAAGCTGCCAGCCTACGTTCTGAAGTTCAAGCTGATGATCCACGTCCACGGGATAACGATCAAGGAGGTTACGTGAGCGCGCCACCCCTCGCCCTCCCCTCAATCGAAGACGAGGGCGCCCAAGCCTTTCAGGTCGGCCGGCGCGTCGCGTCCTATCTGCCCTACGGCTTCGCCTTCTGCCCCTATAAGCCCGGCAACTCGTTGCATGACAACTGGATGCGCGGGTACGTGAAGATTTTCGATGCGGTGAGCCGGTCATGAGTGACGAACAAAACTGCAGCACCTGCGCGCACCGACGCGGATTCATTTACGGCTTCTGGCATTGCGTCCGCACAGGCTGGTATTGCGATGTCGAGGTGAAGCATGGTGGCCGTTGCCAGACCGGCAGCCGACTCTCTCTTTGGGAACCCCGCGCGCCGCTGCACCGCCGAGTCATCCGCATCTTCACGGGGATGAAAGCATGAGCGACGAAAGTGAAATCAACATATTCCGCGCGCTGGACTTCATCAGAGACAACGCCACCGCCTACGCCCAAGCCAAAGCGAAGCGCGTCTATCTGGAGAATTTCCGCAAGAGCAAGAAGGCGATCCTGATGCGCGCGGCCGAACTGCGAGGGCACAAGACCGCAGCAATCCAAGAGCGCGAAGCATACGCCGATGATGGCTATGTCGAGATCCTTGCGGCCCTGCAGGCTGCAACCGAGCAAGAAGAAGCGCTTCGCTGGTTGATGGTGGCCGCCGAAGCAAAGATCGAAGCCTGGAGAACGATCGAAGCCACACGGAGAGCGGAGGCAAGGAACGTATGAGAATCCTCATCAGCGCAGACACCTATCTCTACACGTGCCGCCTCGGGATGTTCTTCCGCGTGCGCGGCTTCGGCGTGTCGATTGAGAAGGACCGGCCTCGCCTGTTCGCCGAGCGCATCGGCTTTCGGCGCGTCTATCGCTTTGGCCGATGGGCGGTGGAGTTTTTGACATGACGACGAATGCCGAGAAGGACTATCTGGGCCGCGTCGCCTCGCTGGGCTGCATCCTTTGCGACCGATTGGGCTACGGCGCCACACCCGCCGAAATCCACCACGTGCGCGAGGGTCAGGGGATGGCCCAGCGCGCGGAGAACTGGCTGGCCGTGCCGCTCTGCCCGGAACACCACAGGGGCAAGTCGGGCATCCACGGAAACCGTATGGCGCTCAAGCAGGTGAAAGCCGACGAAGTCGACCTGCTGGCGTGGACCATTGAGGCGCTGAATACCTGATGGCCACCCTTCCACATTGGGCGTACCGCGACCCGCTCGAACAACTGATCCGCGCGGAAGGTTTTCGCTGTACCGGCTGCACCCACGAAGAACGCAAAGAACTGTTCGGCACGGTCATCCACGTCTGCACGCTCAAGAACCGCGACGGCTCGCCGCGCAAACACGGTCAGCGATGCAGCAAATATGAGGGGGAAGAATGAGGGTATTCCGCGACACCGACGCCCTGCTCCGCTGGGCCTACGCCATCGTTGAGCAGCCGATCTGCAAGGTCTCCGATGCACAGAGAGCCATGGCCGGCGCCAGCGACACGAACAAGAGCGCAGACGGTGCCCTGAGCGTTCAGGATCAGCACGGCCAAGCTGCGATGGTACGGCGTTACATCGAGGGCATGCCGGAACTGCTCCAGGCGTACGCATGGGCCTCGTACTCATGGGCCGAGCATGAGCGCAAAGGCGGCAATTACGTGCTCGATCTGCACCTGGCGACCGAGACGGGCATCGTCAACGGCCTCATGCGGTTCCTGCTGATGCGCCGCCAGATCGAACTCGGCCAGTCGCGCTGCATGTCCTGCGAGCGGATCGCTGAGAAGGTCGGCGTGCACAAGCGGACGATCCAGCGCTATGAGCCCAAGGTCAAGACGGCCATGGACTCCCTGCGCAACCGGTTCTTTGACATGGCCGACGAACACTTCGCGGGGTCGGGCCTGATCCGCTCAAGCTGATTTTTTGATATTCTTCTTGAGAACATGTTATCTCTTTGCTAGAGTGCTCACACGCACCACAAAACCTGAGGTCAATAACCCATGAAGGGGAGAACCATGAACGCAGTTGTGAACGGCATTACTGTCCCGGCCATCATCGGAACACCGTGGGAAGGCGGCTTCTATAGCGGTCTGATCACTTTCGGTGGCGATGTGTATGCGCAAGTCACCGCCGCAAAGACTGACGGCGAGCACAAGCCCGCCATCTGGCTCCTGGATTACACCGAGATCAAGGGCGCCGACAGCTTCTTCGACGGCTTGGCGAACACGAAGGGCATGGCCGAGGCCGGCAGCGAGATCGCCCAGTGGGCACTCGAGCAGCGCATTGCTGGCTTCGATGACTGGGCCATCCCTGCGCGCGATCAACTCGAACTCCAGTACCGGCACTTCAAGCCGACCACCCAGGAGAACTGGGTGTGCCGCAACGGTGACAACCCGAGCAGCCTGCCCCCGGGCTACCCGTACACGATTCACCTGCCCGGCCAGACCACGGTCGAGCTGTTCCGCGTCGGCGGCACCGAGGCCTTTGCTGCTGACTGGTACTGGTCGAGCACGCAGTACTCGGCCGACGACGCCTGGAGCCAGACCTTCAATGGTGGCAGCCAGCACTACGCGAGCAAGGACCTCGAAGGTCGTGTCCGCCTCGTCCGCAGCATCAAGCTTTAACCCTTCATCCTTTCGACGGCCCAGACCAACCGATCACGATCAAGAGGATCAGATGAGCGAAATCACTATTCCCTTCCACGGCGGAAAGCTCGTGGTGCCCGAGAACGAAGCTGCGCGCGCGTGGCTCGACAAGGTTCTCAAGGCAACTTCCGACCAGAGTCTGCCGCGCATCAACATGCCGCCCGCACTCGGAGAGTACTGGGCCGGCGAAGGCGGCATCTTCGCCGGACTCATGCCGGACGGTAACGGTGGCCAGTATCCCCTGATCGCGTCGGTCGATGACTTCGGCCCAGCCGAATGGGGCGCCTACGGTCAGGACGAACCCGGTGCCAAGAGCGATCTCGACGGCTATGCAAACACGCGAGCGCTCATCGAGAGCAAGCACGCGCATCCGGCCGCGCAATTCGCCACCGGTTACACGAAAGACGGTCACAGCGACTTCTTCCTGCCCGCCAAACGGCAGATCTCGCTGTGCGCGTCAACCATCCCCGAGAAGTTCGAGAAGGCTTGGTATTGGACGTCGACCCAGTCCTCGGCCGACTACGCCTGGTCCCAGTACTTCACTGTTGGCGGCCAGCTCACCGCGTACAAGAGCAACGGAGGTCGTGTCCGCCTCGTCCGCAGGTCGAACTTTAAGTTTTAACTATTAACCATGGCAGCCGCCAAAGACCTACCCGTCTACAAGGTCGCGTACGACTTGCTGGGCGTCATCCTGAGCGCGGTGCGCAACATGCCGCGCGATGTGAAGCAGCTGGTCGGGGGTCCGCTCACCAAGGAAGCGATGGACATCGTCGTCCTGATCTTCCGCGCGAACTCCACCACCAACAAGGTGCCGTATCTGACCGATCTGCTGGAACGGATCGAAGTGATCAACCTGCTCCTGCGCCTCGCGCACGACATGAAGATGATCACGACGAAGCCGTACGCGGCAGCGATTCAGCGCACTGATATGGTCGGCAAGCAGGTAGGTGGCTGGCGGAAACAACAATCTGCATCGTCGCCCGCTGCACCACGGTCATGGCCGTGATGCCTGTGCGAATTATTGATCTGGTCGCGCCGCTGCTCCACAAGGGCACCGCCATGCGCACAACAGAAACCGGCTGCCGGTGTGCGGAAAGGTCTGGCGCAGTTGCTGCACTGATCGGCTGACGCCTTCGGTGCGGTGACGTAGATAGCGCGATACGACGCAGTACTCGGCCAACAACGCCTGGAACCAGAACTTCAATGATGGCAACCAGAACAACGCGAACAAGAACAACGAAGGTCGTGTCCGCCTCGTCCGAATATCAGTGCGATGCAGAGGGCCTCCTTTCTTTCGAGGCGCTCGTACGGGCCTATTTCGACTGCCGGCGCACGAAGCGCAACACGCGCAACGCGCTGGAGTTCGAGCAGGATCTGGAGCACAACCTCGGGTGCCTGTACGGCGATCTGTTGGATGGATCGTATCGGCCAGGCCGCTCCATCTGCTTTGTGGTCACGCGACCGAAGCCGCGTGAGGTGTGGGCGGCAGACTTCCGTGACCGCATTGTCCACCACCTGCTGTACAACCACATCGGCGCGCGGTTCGAGGATGCGTTCATCGCGGACTCGTATGCCTGCATCAAGGGGCGTGGCACGCTTCGCGCCGCCGAGAGCCTGGAATTGATGATCCGCTCGATCACGCGGAACTGGTCCCGGCCGGCTCACTACCTGAAGTGCGATCTCTCTAACTTCTTCGTTTCAATCGACAAGCAGATCCTGCGCGAGCTGTTGCTCGCCAAGATTCCGGAGCCGTTCTGGGCGTGGCTCACCGAGCTGGTGTTGATGCACGATCCTCGCTCCGACTTCGAGTTCCGCGGCGATCCCAAGCTGCTGGAGAAGGTGCCGCCGCACAAGCGCCTGATGGAACAGTCGGCGCACCTGGGCCTGCCGATCGGCAACCTTTCGTCGCAGTTCTTCGCCAACGTCTATCTGGATGTTCTTGACCAGCGCGCCAAGCACCAGCTGAAGGCGAAGTACTACATCCGGTACGTGGACGATTTCCTTTTCTTGGATGAGTCGCCGGCGCGTCTGAACGAGATTCTCGCCGACGTGACGGCATTCTTACTGGATCGCCTCAGCGTGCGCATCAACCCGCGCAAGACCATCCTGCAGCCGATCGATCGTGGCGTCGATTTCGTCGGCCACGTCATCAAGCCATGGAATCGGGCGACACGAAAGCGAACGCTGAATGAAGGACTGCGCCGAGTTGGCGCTGCGCCGGCCGCTGACGTGCACGTTCTGGCCAACTCTTATTTCGGCCTGCTGCGCCAGGCATCGGCCAGTCACCACGACCGCGCCCAGCTCGCCAATGCCGTGCGCTCGCGCGGCCATGCCGTCAATCGACAACTTACCAAGGCATATCGCAAAGGGGAAAAGCAATGCTGACCTATGGGGTTCTATGCTCGTTAGCCGAAAAGCACGGCGTAACGATCACCGAGAACGTGCGCGCGTTTGTGCGGGAGGTGGAGCAGACCGATGCCGCACAGGCCGATGTTCGACCCGTCGCGTGGCATCGCCTTGCGGTGGCTTGGCTGCGCGGCAAAGCGGCAGATCAAGCGAAGACAAACGAGAAGTACCCGGAACACGCAGCGTGCTATGAGAACTGGCGCAATGTGGTGACGTATGCGCAGAAGTTTGCTGATGAACTTGAGCACGAAGCGCCAGACACCTGCCGCGAAGCTTCGTCGCCGGGGCTGAGTGAGGAAGAGCGGGATGCACTGACCGTAGCAATTCGATGCGTGCGCCAAATCTCTTTGAATAGCGGCTCATATTTCACGTCTCGCATTGCTTTGCTCGAATCCATCCTCGCCAGCGACGCGACTGCATCGCCGGATGCTCGCATCGAAGAACTGCGCAAGGGCCTGTTTGAAGCGCGGGACGCCATGCGCGTCATGTCGAATTGGGCGAAGCAGTCCGATCCCGCCGGCCATTCGTGGGGCGTGCGCATGGTTGATCGCGCGAATGCCGTGCTATCCGGCGCCAGCGCCGCGACTGTGAGCGAGGCAAAGCCCGTGTATGACTGCTCTACGCGCAACTGTCAGTGCGATGCGTGCCGTATTGAACGTGGCGAAACAGGCCCCTTTAACGATGACGAAGGGCGTACAGAAGCGGAAGCCGCCCAGCAGCAGGCCGAGCCGCGGGCGTATGAGCGCAGCCAACAACTGGGCATGTTCCTACATCTGGCGGAAGTCGTGCAGGCGGATGCAAAGAAAACGCGCGACCGGTATCCCGCTCAGCCTGAGCGCGCGGATCAGCTCGCAGCATTCATGAAGACGGCGTGCAAGTGGGCTGCACAGCCCAGCCAACCCACTGGCTTGCCAGATGGATGCAAGCTGGTCCCAAAGGAGCCCACTGACCCCATGCTTGACCGAGGCGCCGAAGCAGTAGTTGCGGCCAAGAAAATTCCGTTGACCGGGTATGGCATAGCGGCACACGCATGGTCGGCGATGTATGCCGCTGCGCCCACTCACGAGCAGGAGGCCCACAAATGAAAATGGCCCGCGCATCCGATGATGACCTGAAGGCGGCGCTCGACGTGTCGCGCATTCTCGTAGAAGAACTAGCCAAGGGATACATGCCCTCCGAGCCCGACGCCGAGGACGACGGCATCAAGTGGTTTGACCGCGACGATCCTGACCAGTGCAAGGTCGCGCTCAACAAGTTGCTTGACGCAGCGGACAAGGGCAGCCTGTTCCGCGTGATTTTTGGAATGACCGTGCTGCTGGACCCGCGCAACAAGCTCACCGATCCGGATGCCGACACGCTTGAGGCGCATCCCGAAATCGTTGCATCGGAAGACGACGCCGCGCGCTATCGCTGGTGGGTAGACCCGGCCCACGACATCCCATCGAGCGTGCTCTACAGCGGTAAGGCTGTGGTGGATGCGTACATCGATGGGGAGATTGCGGCGGCGAAGAAGCGGGAGGCCGCATGATCCAAGCCCAACTCCAACAGCTATTCCGCCGCGCCAACGCAAGCCCCGGCAAGCCCGCATTCGCCACCCTCGGCGACCGCGACGTGTCGTGCACGGTCAGCAAGGGCGGCACTGCAATCTGGCTGCTGAACGGCGCGGCCGTGGCTTGGACCGACCTGCAAGCAATGTGCGAGGACTACTGATGAACCCCCTACTCGCAGCCTACATCGGGCTATGCGTCTTGTGGCGCGCTATGTGGTCTTGGGGTGAAACGAAAAACAGGAGAGAGGCGGAATGAATGACCGCTATGAAGAGTTTCTGCGCGCCAAGATCAAGATGGCGCGTTTTGATGGGTTCGACGTTGACCCGGAAGAGTTGAATCCCAAACTCAAGCCGCACACCAAGGACATCGTTCGCTGGGCCGCCAAAGGCGGGAACCGCGCTGTCTTTGCATCGTTTGGCCTGCACAAGACCGTGACGGCGTTGGAGTGGTTCCGGCTCATTGGCAACCGCCGGCCAGGCCTGCGCCTCAATGTGTGCCCGCTTGGTGTGCGCCAAGAGTTCATCCTGCAGGCGGCCGAGCACTTCCGCGGCGAGTACGCGCTGAATCTGCGTTTCATACGCAGCGACAGCGAAATCGGTGACGAGCGCACCATCTACCTGACGAACTACGAAAGCGTGCGCGAGGGCAAGATTACTCCCGGCTTGTTCCGCGCGACGAATCTGGACGAGGCAAGCGTCTTGCGTAGCTACGGCAGCAAGACATATCAGGAGTTCTTGCCGGCCTTTGAGTCAGTGGAGTTCAAGCTGGTCAACACGGCTACGCCGAGCCCTAACCGGTACAAAGAGCTGATCCATTATGCCGGCTACCTAGGCGTAATGGACACAGGACAGGCACTGACGCGCTTCTTCCAACGCGACAGCGAAAAGGCCGGCAACCTGACGCTCTACCCGCACAAGGAACAGGAGTTCTGGCTGTGGGTTGCGAGCTGGGCCGTCTTCATCCAGCGGCCGAGCGATCTTGGCCATAGCGACGAGGGCTATGTACTGCCCGATCTGGACGTGCGCTATCACGAAATCCCGAGCGACTACGCCAAGGCTGGCCATGAGCGCGATGGCCAAGCTCTGATGTTCACCGATCCAGCGTTGAGCCTAAGCGCCGCCAGCGCCGAGAAGCGCGACAGCATGCCGGCGCGCGTCGAAAAGGTCCGTGAACTGGTAGCCGAAGCGCCGGACGACCATTTCATCGTCTGGCACGACCTTGAGGACGAGCGGCATGCCATCCAAAGCGCGATCCCTGAAGCAGTCAGCGTGTGGGGTACTCAGCAACTGGAAGAGCGCGAGCAGCGAATCATTGACTTTGGCGACGGCAAACACAGGGTGCTGTCCACAAAGCCGATCATCGCCGGCAGTGGCTGCAACTTCCAGCGCCATTGTCACCGCGAGATCTTTGCCGGCATCGGATTCAAGTTCAACGACTTCATTCAGGCGATCCATCGGGTGCAGCGCTTCGGGCAGCCCCACAAGGTGCGGATCGATATTGTCCACAGCGAGGCCGAGCGCGAAGTCTTGCGCACGTTGCTCGCCAAGTGGGCACAACACGAGGAAATGCAGGCCAAGATGACAACCATCATCAAAGAGTACGGGCTGAATCAGCTCGCCATGCAGGAGACGCTTGCGCGCTCGATCGGCGTCAAGCGCATTGAGGTTTCCAGCGAGCGCTTCACGGTTGCGAACAATGACTGCGTGGAAGAGGCGAGATTGCTGCCAGAGAACCACGTCGACCTGATTGTCACGTCGATCCCGTTTGCCAACCATTACGAATATTCGCCCTCCTACAACGACTTCGGCCACACCGAGGACAATGCCCACTTTTGGGCGCAGATGGACTACCTGACGCCCCAACTGCTGCGCATCCTGAAGCCTGGACGCATCTACGCTTGTCACGTGAAGGACCGCATTCTGTTCGGCAATGTGACCGGCGCCGGCATCCCTACCGTGAGCCCCTTTCATGCCGAAGCACTGTTTCACGGCATGAAGCATGGCTTCGACTACTGCGGGATGATCACGGTGAACACCGATGTCGTGCGCGAGAACAACCAGACATACCGCCTCGGCTATACCGAAATGTGCAAAGATGGCTCCAAGATGTCCGTTGGCTCGCCGGAGTACATCCTGCTGTTTCATAAACCGCAGACAGATCGATCCAAGGGCTACGCTGACACGCCGATCCGCAAGTCCAAAGATGAATACAGCCTGGCGCGCTGGCAGATCGACGCGCATGCGTTCTGGCGTTCAAGCGGCGAACGCCTTCTGACCGCCGAAGAACTGGCAGCGTTGGGCCCGGACAAGCTGGCCAGCCTGTTCACCAAGTACAGCTTGGAGAACGTCTACGATTACGAATTCCACGTCAAGATCGGCGAGGAACTGCAAGCGCGCGGCGCCCTGCCCTCAACGTTCATGAGCCTCGCGCCGGGCTCGCACGACCCGAACATCTGGCACGATGTGACGCGCATGCTGACCCTCAACGGCGAACAAGCGCGCCGGGCCGTGGAAAAGCATGTTTGCCCGCTGCAGTTCGACATTGTGGACCGGTTGATCGAGCGATACAGCAACAAGGACGAGCTGGTCTACGATCCCTTCTGCGGCCTTGGCACTGTTCCGTATCGGGCCATCTTGAAAGGACGCCGCGGAGGCGGATCGGAGTTGAATCCGACCTATTTCATGGATCAGGTTCATTACTTGAAGGCCGCCGAGCGCGAGTACAGCATGCCGTCGCTGTTCGACCTGGAGCAAGCCGCCTAACCCGCGCAAATTCCCCTTGAACAATGCCGCCCCAGTTGATAACATGTATTCATCGTAGATACCGAAGCCACGGCGGCTCTACATGCCGAGGCCCGTGCGAGTCGGGTCAAGAATTCAAAGTTCTGCTGCTGGGCTGACAACCTACTGTCTCTAAACCAGCATTCTGCGTCGAGTCAGCTTAGGCGCAGCGGGGACCGCCCCTGTAATGCAAGCGACAACACCAGTTGCGAGACGGCGGTTGACGACGGAACGGCTTCGGCTGCGCCTATCGTCGGTGTGACAGGCCGGAGAGACGGCCTCCCGGTAAGCGCATTCAACGAGTGCCCTTACCGGGACTGGATGACCTCTTCGTCCAAGACGGTCCCCATAAATGTCCACGGACGGACGCGGAAGGCAGACGAGCGAGATCGTATGTGACGGGCTGGAAAGACAGCCTAGCGAGTCTGCCGCGCGAGTGAATGGGCAGCGTCTGGATGCGAGCACCAACGATAAGAGTCAGAGCGCGATGCGTAGGGGCCATATACCTGCTGACGGCCGGGAAAGACCGGCATCCTCAAGTGAGCGCCCTACGATCCAGTGGGCGCGGCCTTGGCAAATCCGAGGCGACAAGAGTGGTAGCGCACTCTCATTCAAAAACGCAACGAGCGAACCGGTGGTGACTCCGGTTGCAGGGTTGGCGGGCATAGCCTCCCTGTGATGTACCCGACTTGGCGATCGGTGCATAGGGCGCTCACTTGAGGGAATGCGCAGTGGTGATGCGCAGCAGGATCGCAAGCGAAGCTAACTCCCGGAAATGTTGGGCGACGGGCCTGCATGACGGGGATGCGCGATGTGCTGATAGGTGGTACGTGCGGCTATGCCGTGCAAGCGGGGAGTCAGTGCCACGCCCCAAGACGGGAATTCACTTCCGGCCCCTCAGACAAACCGGCCGCAAGATAGGGCGGACGCTGGAGCCCGTCACCAGCACCAACACATAGGAGTGACGACGTGATTCTGTTGGCAGTCCTTTTCCTCTTGATCCTTCCCCTGCTGTGGGCTCCAGTGGGGATAACGTGGCGATGGCGGAGCCTTCGGGCGCGGATGCCATGCCGAATAGACCACGCCGATAGGCCCCTGCAAATGGAGTACGGCTAGGTATGCAGACATGACGAGCCCTTACCTACATACTTCGCAAGCGGCTTTGATAGCCCAGAACGGGGCCATACGGCCTCCGCCGGATGAACCGGCAAAACAAAGCGCCTCAAACCGAGGCGCTTTTTTCTTTCTCCGCTTGATAACTTGTTATCTCTCTGCTATCTTGATTACATGTTCTCAACCAAACCACGGAGAAGAAGATGACCGAGATTGCCCAGGTCGATGCCCCGCCGCCGCCAAGCCGAAGCGCAAGAGGCCGAACTGGCCGCACAGCGCGCAGAACTGCAGCGCCAGCAAGATGAACTCAACGCCGCACGCGCCGAGCAGGAACGCAAGGAACGGGAAGCCCGCGAAGCGGCCGAGGCCGCAGAGCAAGCCAAACGGGAAGCCGAAGAAGCCGCCGCCCGCGCAGAAGCCCAGCGCGCCGCCGATGAAAAGGCCGCGGCAGAAGCCGAGCAAGCCCGCCGTGAGCGCGTGCAATTCGAGCTCAACGGCCCGGCGCCGAGCGAGCTGGTTTCCATCATCGCAGTGCACTACATGGTCGAACAAGAGACGGCCCTGAACTGGCTCTGCCGCCACGAATGGGCTGCTGTGGAGGTTGCAGCATGAACGAAGTCATTGAAATGCCGCCGCGCGAGAGCGCCGGGATTGTGGCGAGGGAAACAAACCAATATTCCGCCGTCGAGATCCGCCAGCGCGTGAACCTCGTTCAAGAGGTGATGCGCTCCATCATGAAGAGCGAAACGCACTACGGCGTGATCCCGGGCACGAAAAAGCCATCGCTCTACAAGCCGGGCGCCGAGGTTTTGTGCGTCACGTTCCGCATCGCCGACAAGTACGAGGTGGAAGACTTGACGGTCGACGGCATGGCCCGCTACCGCGTGCGCTGCATCGGCGTCCACCAGGTGACGGGGGTTGTGCTGGGCGAAGGCATGGGCGAATGCTCTTCGCACGAAGAGAAGTACAAATGGCGCCGCGCCATCTGCGCCGAAGAATACGAGCTGACGCCAGAAACCATGCGCCGCATGAAGTTCCAGAAATGGAACAACAAGATCGAGAAGCAGCAGCAGATTCGCACTGAGTCTGCCGATCAGGCAAACACCATCCTGAAGATGGCCTGCAAGCGCGCCAAGATCGCCATGACGCTCAACGTGACCGGCGCGTCCGACATCTTCACGCAGGACATTGAAGACCTGCCGGAAGAGTACCGACATGACGATGAGCCGGGCGCCCCTGTCCTGAGCGCACTCGGCGTGAAGCTCGTCGGCGAAGCCAATGCAGTGACGACGCGCGAGCAATTCGACGCGCTGTGGAAGCGCGGCGTGAAGGAGATCAACGCGGCAAAGGATGTCGGGGCGTCCGACGCTTTCAAGGCGGCGATGGCCGAGAAAAGCAAGGCGCTTCCAGCAAAAGATAACGAGCCACCAAAACGTGAGTCTGGCTCCGATGACGGCGAACTGCAAGCCGATTTTCAACGCCAGATTGCCGCCGAAGGGAGGTAAAAGTGATCGTCATCGAATGCGCTCAAGGAAGCCCAGAATGGCACCGCGCCCGTGCAGGCGTGATTACCGCCAGCATGTTCAGCACGGCCCGCAAGAAGGTGAACTGCCTGGATGATAGGCAACAGCAGTTCGTCAATCTCCGCCTTGCCGGCACGCCCGAGAAGGCCGCTGCGGAGGCCGCCGGGTACAAGACAATGCCGCGGTCGGACATCATCACGCGCGCCCTCAACGGCGAGAAGGTTGGCGACTATTCCGACGCCGCCAAGGATTACGCTTTCCGCCTCGCGATTGAGCGGATCAGCGGAGAACCTCTGGACGAGGGTTTTGAGACGTGGCAAATGAAACGCGGCCACGAACTGGAGCCCGAGGCGCGCATGGAGCATGAGGCCCGTACCGGCCTGTTCGTGCAGCGCTGCGGCTTCATGAAAACGGATGACGGCCTGTTTGGAGTCAGCGTGGATGGCTTGATTGGGGACGATGGTGGCAGCGAATACAAGTGCTTCCTAGCCCCCGACAAGCTGCGCTCAATCTACATCGATGGCGACATCTCCGAAGTGCACGACCAATCCATGGGCGGCATGTGGATTTCCGGCCGGGGATGGTGGCACAACTGCCTTTACTGCCCGGCGCTCGAGTCGGTCGGAAAGCAGTTTTGGTATCAGGAGTTCAAGCGCGACGACAACTACATCGAAAAGATGGAGGCAGAACTTTGGGAGTTCGCCTGTCTCGTCGCCCAGTACGAAAAGATGCTGCGCCAGCAAGCCGCCTAACCGGGATCAGCCATGGACTTCAGAAGACGCCTGCAGTACCAGAACCCGGTCCACCACAAATCCCGCTGGTTTGATGGATGGCTGATCGGCGATGACGCCAAGAACATCGGCGCCGGCGCTGCCTATGGCGTGGTGATCGCCCTTCTGACTGCCGCTTTCATTTACCCGCACTGATAACAGGTTATCCGCAATGCAACCACAAAACAAAGACCGCACCGAAGCGCCGCAGATCAGCCCGGGCCTCGCCAGCGCATTTCTGGCTGCATATGAGGGACGACGAGTCCCGCAGATTCTTCCTCAACAAACGCTGACCTGCGTTTCCCGCGGCGCCAAAACCAAGTCCGGAGAAGCGCCGCCCTGCGGCCACTAGCCATGGAAAGCCTTGAGAGCGGCCACTGGTTGGCGGACGAAAACGGCGACGTGGTTCACGCGCAGCTCTACCCGGACGTGAAACTGGGATTGACGGGCTTTGCGACGGACGAGGAAAAGCATGCCGCCGCGCGCTGGATTGCTCAGTGCCTGAACCAGTCCATCGAGACGCCGGACGACGATTCGACGCCCGAGCGGCTTTACCTGGGCCGCAAAGGGATCAGGGTCAAGGGCGCGCCGGGAGACGTCGAATTTGTGCGCGCGGACATCGCCGTCACGCTGGCCCCGATGGCCGACCAGCTCGCCGATTCGATCAGCGAAATCACGGCGAAGCGCGCCGCTGAACGCGAGCGGATTCTGGCGGCTCTTCAGGTGGAGGCGCAGAGCGCGGTGCCATCTGCCGAGTTCTTCGATGGGCTGCCGCCGGCGGCTTGCTACGAGCGCGGGCTGCATGTGGGAAGCGACGCCACCCGGGCGGCCATCAAGGCGGCCGTCGCCGAGGCGATGGAGGAATAGCCATGGCATCCAAGCGAAGAATCCGCCGCCGATCGTGCGAGGGAAAGATCCGCTACGAGACGGCCGAAGCGGCAGGCCAAGGACGGCGGAATCTGAACCGCGCGAAGGGTTATCAGGGATTCATGAACGTGTACCGCTGTTCGTTCTGTGGTGGCTACCACATCGGGCACGCGGTGGATAAGCGCGGCACGTGGGGCCGCTGATCGGGGGAATCATGAGCGAGATGAGATCAAGCCGGCTCAAGTGGAGCGCAGCCGAAGACAAGACGCTCCGGGAACAGTGGACGAATGGCCGACCGATCCGCATGTGGCTGGATCTACTGCCGGGCCGAAGCGAGCGCGGCATTGTGCAGCGCGCCGGCAAGCTCAAACTGGCGCCACGCGGAAGCGGGTGCACTTCCGGTAATTCGCCGTCGTGGCGGTTGATCCGGCAAGTACTGGAAGCAGGCGAGCCGCTTACGCCGATCGAGATTTCCAAGCGCACGGGCGTCACGCGCCAGCACGTCTACGAAGAACTGCGGCAACATCACCCGGCCGACATTCATATCGCGGGCTACGCCGAGCGCGGCCCGACTGGCTACCGGGCCAAACTGTGGACGCTGGGCGCCGGGAAGGATGCGCCGCGCCCGCAGCCGCTGACGAAGAAGGAGATCAACAAACGCCGCTATCAACGATTCAAGCAGAATCCTGAAGCCCTAGCACGGCGTGACGCCAAGAAGCGCCTGCGAGACTGCGAGAAGGGAGGCAAGTTGATCCGGCGCGACGAGGCCGCGGCTTGGATTGGGGGTGCGGCATGAGAACTGCCGATACCGTCGGCGTGCTGGGCGCGGCCGAGATCATGCGCGTCCACCCCAAGACCGTCGAAGACATGATCCGCGCAGGCACAATTCCCGCTGCCAAGGTGGGCCGTTCCTGGGTCATGTTGACGCGGGATGTGATGGCCTACGTTGAGAGGCAAATCATGGAGCAGACAAGCAAGAGGCTGGTCGCGCGGCGCATGAGCGCCTGACATTTACCAGAGAGCTACCGCAAGGTCCGACCCTCTAAGGTTCGCGTACCGCATCATCATGCGGTGGCTCTTGTGACCGCTGATTTTCATGATCTGGCTTTCAGACAGCGTGGTCCGCTCGAACAAACGGCTTACCGCTTCGTGGCGCAGGTCGTGGAATTTCAAGCCCTCGCACTTCGCCTGTGTGAAAATGTCGATGAATCGCTTCGAGAGGTAGCCCGATACGTCCGCCCGTGCCTTAGTAGATCGATCCCCATTCCACCACGGGAACACCAGATCCTGCGGGTGCGCGGCGGGTATTTCCCTCTCATCCAAATGCTCACGCATCAGGGCCAGCGCTACGCTTGAAAGCGGAACCTGGCGCTTGTCGCCGTTCTTGGTTTTTTCTAAGAACACGGTTTTCTTCGGCAAATCCACTTGACCGACAGATAGTGTGTACATCTCCGATAGGCGCATCGCCGACTCCACCGCGAGGATGAACAGTGTTCGGTGGGCCCTTGGGTATTCGATCGTCAACGGCCGTTGCTTGCGCGCCAAAACACCGCCGTCGATCACGGCTAGAATGCGCTCGTATTCCCCTGGCTCCAAGCGTCGGTCCCGCTCAATATCCTGGCGCTTGACGCCAGCGGCTGATACATCCGCCTTGCTGTACTGGGCATAACCGTCTGGCAGTGTGCGGAACGGATGGTCTGGCAGCGTAACGTGCCCTTTCCGCATTCCCCAGTCGGCGGCCCGAGCTAAGGCGCCGATGCGTGCACGGATCGAGGCAGGCGCCAATTTCTCCACGCGTTTCATCTCATCGATGATCTGGTCCACCCACTTCGCGCTGATCACAGGAAGAAGCGTGTCGCCCCACTTCTTGAGGCAGGCGTTCAATGCCCCCTGATCTTTGGGGCTTGGATGCGCGTCTAGTTCGTACGCGCGCACCAATTGGTCAAGCCGCACAATGTTTGACTGCGGCTGGTGCTGCGCCGGAACAATGCCGCGCGACAGCAGCTCTTCTAACTGCGCCGCATACGCATCGCCTTCTGCCTCGTCTTTGAAGGTCAAGTAGAGGGGCTTATCAAGCACCCCCGCCTTCTTGAAGATGTACTGCACCGTCCCGTTTGGGAACCGCTTCTTGCCTGCCACCCGCCACTCTCCCCTTGGGCGAATCTACGCCCTGCACAGAAATAGTATAGCTGGTAAGCGTCTACTTTTGGCGGGTATGGGCTCCTTTTGGCTCCTTTGAAAGTAGGTGCGACAGGCAAGAAAAAAGGGCCTAGATTGCTCTAAGCCCTTGATTCTATTGAACGAACGATGGTGGGTGCTGAGAGGCTCGAACTCCCGACCCGCGCCTTGTAAGGGCGCTGCTCTACCAACTGAGCTAAGCACCCGTTCGTACTGCCGGCGTGAGCCGGGCTGTCCGGCGCCCGTGTTGTCACCCACGAGCACCAAAGCCCGCTAGTTTAGCGCATCTTTTAGCGCTTTACCAGGTTTGAATTTAGCAACTTTACCGCCTTCGATTGTGATGGCCGCACCCGTGCGGGGATTGCGCCCATTACGCGAAGATCGCTTGCCGACCAGAAACGTTCCGAAACCGACGAGCGTGACCGACCCACCTTCGCGCAACGCATCCTTGATGCCGTCGATGAGCGCATCGATGGCGCGCCCTGCCGCGGCTTTCGACATGTCCGTCTGCGTCGCCACATGGTCGATGAGATCTGTTTTGTTCATCGTGCCACCTCCCCGAACACCCGCTAGTGTGGATTCATTAAAGTGGCCGTCAATCGACGTGTCAAGGCGAAGAACTGCATGCCACAGGTCGCAGCCTGCGCAAAGAAAAAGGGCCCGAACATGTCGGGCCCTTCTTCAGCCTTGGGAGGCGACGGTGTCAGTGATGCACCATTTCCTGCGACTTGCCGTCGTCGCCCTGGGCGGGCGCAGGCTTGGCTTCCTCTTCCGGCAACGGCTCCGGCTTGCGCACCAGCGCGAGTTCCAGCACCTTGTCGATCCAGCGCACCGGCTGAATCTCGATGCTGTTCTTCACGTTGTCCGGAATGTCCGCCAGATCCTTGACGTTCTCTTCCGGAATCAGCGCCAGCTTGATGCCACCGCGGTGTGCCGCCAGCAGCTTTTCCTTCAAGCCACCGATCGGCAGTACTTCGCCGCGCAGGGTGATTTCGCCGGTCATCGCCACATCAGCGCGCACCGGAATCCCGGTCAGCACCGACACCAGCGCCGTCGTCATTGCAATACCTGCCGACGGGCCGTCCTTGGGCGTCGCACCTTCGGGCACGTGGATGTGGATGTCACGCTTCTCGAACATCTCATCCTTGATACCCAGGCGCGCCGAACGCGAACGCACCACCGAGCGCGCAGCCTCGACCGACTCCTTCATCACGTCGCCCAACGAACCGGTGCGGGTGATGTTGCCCTTGCCCGGCATCAGCGCGGCTTCGATGGTCAGCAGATCGCCGCCCACTTCCGTCCATGCCAAACCGGTCACCTGGCCCACCTGATCTTCCTTGCCGGCCAGACCAAAGTCGAAGCGACGCACGCCGAGGAATTTGTCCAGGTTCTCCGAATCGACCTTCACGGACGTGCCGGCTTCTTTCTTCAGCAGCAACTGCTTGACCACCTTGCGGCAGATCTTCGAGACCTCACGCTCCAGCGAACGCACACCAGCTTCCCGCGTGTAATAGCGGATGATGTCGCGCAGGGCGGCTTCGGTCACCTCGATCTCGCCTTCCTTCAGACCATTGTTCTTGATCTGCTTGGGCAGCAAGTAGCGACGGGCGATGTTGACCTTCTCGTCTTCCGTGTAGCCCGACAGGCGAATCACTTCCATCCGGTCCAGCAACGGCGCCGGGATGTTCAGCGAATTCGACGTCGCCACGAACATCACGTCCGACAGATCGAAGTCCACCTCGATGTAGTGGTCCTGGAACGTGTGGTTCTGTTCCGGGTCCAGCACTTCGAGCAGCGCAGACGATGGGTCACCGCGGAAGTCCGCACCCATCTTGTCGATCTCGTCCAGCAGGAAGAGCGGATTGCGCACGCCGACCTTCGTCAGGCTCTGCAGGATCTTGCCCGGCATCGACCCGATGTACGTACGGCGGTGACCGCGAATCTCGGCCTCGTCACGCACGCCGCCCAGCGCCATGCGCACGAACTTGCGGTTCGTTGCGCGCGCCACCGACTGCCCAAGCGAGGTCTTACCGACACCCGGCGGCCCCACGAGGCACAGGATCGGCGCCTTCAGCTTGTCCACGCGCTGTTGCACTGCGAGGTACTCAAGAATGCGTTCCTTGACCTTCTCCAGGCCGTAGTGGTCCTGATCCAAAACCTGCTCGGCATTCGACAGGTCGTTGTTGACCTTGCTCTTCTTGCGCCACGGCAACCCCACCAACGTGTCGATGTAGTTGCGCACGACCGTTGCTTCGGCCGACATCGGCGACATCAGCTTGAGTTTCTTGAACTCGGACTCGGCCTTCTTCTTGGCCTCCTTGGGCATGCGGGCGGCCTTGATCTTCTTGTCCAGCTCTTCGAGATCGGCGCCTTCCTCGCCTTCGCCCAGTTCCTTCTGGATGGCCTTGACCTGCTCGTTCAGGTAGTACTCGCGCTGGCTCTTCTCCATCTGGCGCTTGACGCGGCCACGGATGCGCTTTTCCACCTGCAGGATGTCGATCTCACCTTCAAGCTGCGAAAGCAGGCTCTCCAGACGTTCGGTCACGTTGAACATCTCAAGAATCTTCTGCTTCTGCTCGAGCTTGATCGGCAGATGCGCGGCGATGGTGTCAGCCAGACGACCCGGCTCGTCGATGCCCGACAAGGAAGTCAGGATCTCAGGGGGGATCTTCTTGTTCAGCTTCACGTACTGGTCGAACTGCGACACGATGGCGCGACGCAGCGCCTCGGTCTCGGCCGATTCAGTGGGTTCCGGGCCGACGGGCACGGCTTCGCAGAAGAAGTGCGATTCGTCGTCGGTGACGGAGAGGATGTTGGCGCGCTGCGTGCCCTCGACCAGCACCTTCACGGTGCCGTCCGGCAGCTTCAGCATCTGCAGAATGTTGGCGATACAGCCCACCTCGTACAGATCCTTGTCGGTCGGCTCGTCCTTGGCGGCGGTCTTTTGCGCCACGAGCATGATGCTCTTGCCCGCCTCCATCGCGGCTTCCAGCGCCTTGATGGATTTGGGGCGCCCCACGAACAGCGGAATCACCATGTGCGGAAACACCACCACGTCACGCAGCGGCAACAGCGGCAGGCGAATCTGCTCAGCGGGTAAAAGTTGGGTTCCGGACAT